TGGATAAGAGTTATCAAGAGTGGGGTAAGCTATATATTCAGGCGGCTAAAGAAGGGGTTGAAATGCCTCCTAAGCCTGACATTAAAGAACTCCTTGCAATGGCTAAGTCTTTCATTGATGCTGACTCGCATATGGATGCAAGTAAGCCTCAAGGTAGTCAAGCACCTCAACCACAGGCTGGTCCTGCGGCTGCTGGTGAAAACCCAATGATGTAATAAATATAAGGCGAAAGAGGTAGCTCCTTTGCTGTGCCCTAACACAGCTAGCCTTTTCTTTTAGGGAAGAAAATGGATAGAAAACAATATGATAGGGAACGTAATAAAATACGTAGTAAAAATCCTGAGTATAAAGAACAGTCTGCTATTTCATTTATAGCTAGGACTTACAATGTTGATAAGAATACAGCTAAAGAATTGTATTTAAACTCAATGAAGTGCTGTGAAATATGCGGCATAGAGTGGAATCCAGACATTCATAACAACAGATTTTGTATTGATCATTGCCATACTAGTGGTACGGTTAGAGGCATTCTTTGTTTTAGATGCAATGTTGAATTGGGATTCTATGAAAATGGCAAAAAGAAGTTTGACTTATTTTCAAAATATTTAAATGAGAATTAATTAATGGATAAATACAGAAAAGGGTTTGAACAAAAAATCAAACCTAAAATGAATCATGAGACAGGTGAATACAAAGTAGAACCTTTCCGTGAAGCCCAAGTAGCCTTAGGTCGTGCAGAGTTTGTTCAACGGGAACGTGAACAATTCTTTGGTGACGCATATAGCGAAATCTTAGCTGACCTTTTTGTTACGTGGTTGAAGACAGAACCTCATTGTTCTAAAGAACGAGAGTACCTGTATCATACCGCTATGGCATTAGGCAGTGTTAAAGAAAAGTTAGTTGGTATTGAAATGTACGGTAATAACGTCAAGTTCATCCAACAACAAAACAATACCCAAGAGGGGTCTGAGGAAAATAATGAGTAATTTAGATAAAGCAAAAGATGTGCTTGAAAAAGCACGAGAAGAAATCCTACGTGAATTGGTCCAATGCGGGTCAAATGGCGGTGTAGGTCGAGCAGGGAATTATGCACCAACCTTTGTTAATCTAACAAATGCTATTGATGCAGTTAACCGAATGATGGAACCATCTAAAGGTGACTTCGCTGAACGTATGGCTGTAGCTAAAAAAGCTAAAGCTGAAGCCAAACAATAACGGACACAAAGGTAAAAGAATATGAATCTACCACATCTCTCTACCAGCACTCCAGCTTCTGAAATCAGTAGCCAGAGTTTTGATGACGGATCGAATAGTGCAGACTTGGAAGTGAAGAGCCTTGATGACATTCTACGTAATTCTCCAGCAGCAGAACTGTTGGGTCTTAACAAAGAATCTCTACCAGAAAAAGGCGATGACGTCCCAAGTCCAGATGAAGTATCGGAAGAAGAAGCCCAAGAAGAGAACGATACCGAGTCTGAAAATGACCTAGATGAAGAAGAAGAATCGAATGATTCAGAAGAAGATAATACAGCTGAGGATGATACGTCTACCCAAAATGCTGACTTGCCTTCTGAAGATGACATCGATTGGGAATACCAAGTACCCGTCACAGTTGACGGTAAGACTGAGTATGTTACCCTAGAAGAAATCCGTAAGGGTTATTCTACTGATCAACATCTATCTCAAAAGGGGCGTGAACTAGGCGAACTGAAGAAACAGATCGACCAAGAACGAGCAGAAAAGTTACAAGAGATTATCCAACTTGGATCAGTTATTAATGAAGAACTGACCGCTGTTGAATCTACTCTTGCACAAGAATATCATAAAGTCAAAGGCGAAATCGATAAAGCCCGAGAAGAAGGTGATTCCTACACAGCTAGGGAACTCAAAGAGCAACTTGAAGAAGTACAGGAAAAGTATTGGAATGCACGCAATAAACGTGAACAACAAACTAAAGCTGTAGTCGAAAAGATTCAAGCTCAACAAATGGAACAACAACAAGCGTTACTGAGACAGTATGAGGAAAACATTGTTAACCTCATTCCTGACTATTCAGAAAAAGTTGCTAAGAATATTCGTGAGTTCGCTATTAAAGAAGGTATCCCTGAACAACTACTAGAAGCGGTCTATGACCCTAACGTAGTTAAGTTCATCAATGATTACCGTAAACTTAAAACTGCAAAAGAAACAGGTGAAGCAAAACGAAAGGCATCTCCAAACGTGAAATCGATACCCTCAAAGAAGGGAACTTCGAGTTCTCAAAAAGAGAAGCAAGCCGTTACTAATAACCGAGCTAAAGTTCTAACAGGTCAAGGATCTAAACAAGACGAATTAGATTTTCTAAAACGTATTTCTTCAGTGAGCAAAAAACTTTAATTTCTCACTAAAAGGAAAAATAACAAATGGCAATTCAAACATTTGCAACAGGCGGTCCTAAAGCTGCCGCACGTAGCGCATCTAACAACGGTAACGCTGTCAACGCTGGCGAACGTGAAGACCTAGCGAATTTTATTTCTATGATCTCTCGTGATGAGACACCTTTCTTGTCGTCTATCGGCAAGACTAAAGCTACGGCTGTGTTTCACGAGTGGCAGACAGACGAACTGTCTCCTCCTGCATCTAACCCAGTTGCTGAAGGTATCTCTTATGCAGTACAAGCTGATGCACAGGTAACAGAACCCTTCCGTACACGTTTGGGTAACTACACACAAATCAACTCCAAGACTGTTACAGTTACTGGCACTAAGCGTGCTGTTGACCAAGCAGGTGTTGCTGATGAATACGCATACCAGCTCAAAAAGCGTGGTACCGAACTTCGTCGTGACGTTGAGTTTGACTTGGTTAACGGTTGGAAGTCTTCTAACGGCTCTGGTACTCGTACCTTTGGTGGTTACCAATCTTGGGTTAACTACACTGCCGCTACTACAACTCCTGCTACAGCACTGAACGTGTTGGCTGTTCCCGGTGACTATACTGCTCCTACTAATCCTGGTGGCGGTGTCTGCGGTGTATTCGCTAACGTTATTGCTGGCGACAAAGTATCTTTGGCTCTGTCACACGTTGACACAGTTATGCAAGGCATCTATGAAAACGGTGGTAAAGCCACTAAGTTGATGTTGTCTCCTGCTAACCGTCGTGTGTTCTCTGCTAAGGCTCAGTCTGCAGGTTCCGTTACAGGTTCTACTGGTGATTCTAACGTTCGTCGAAATATTGACGCTGATGGCAAGCTCCGTCAGTCAGTTGAAATCTACATGTCTGACTTCGGTGACATCATGGTTGTTCCTAACTACGTAATGGGTATTTCTAATACTGCAGTTACTGGTGTGAACGATGTGGCTAACTTTACAGCGTTCTTGTATGATCCAATGTGGTTCAGCTACGCTAGCTTGCGTCCTCTGCAAGAAGTTGACCTTGGTCAGCTTGGTGACTCTATCATCGGTCAGATCGTTGAAGAGGGTACTTTGGAATGTAGGAATCCGAAAGGTTGCGGAATGATTTTTGGTTTGTCCGGAGCCTAATTGGTTAATTAACCTAAAATAAGGAGAGGGAGAAATCCTTCTCCTTTTTTTTTATTTATGACAAAAATTTGTAGAACATGCAATCAAGAAAAACCACTAACAGAATTTTCAGTATTAACTACTAAAAAGAAAAGTGGAATTAAATATAATTGTGATTGTAAGATTTGTAGGTCTGAAGTTAGACGAGAAAAATCTAGACAATTAAAAGCTAAAGCTATACAATATAAAGGTGGTAAATGCAATGATTGTTTAATGGTGGTCCATCAAGCAGCATTTGAATTTCATCACTTAAACCCAAGCACAAAAGAAAAAGACCCTACTCATCTCCTTAGAGATTCTAATGAAATGTCTAATTCAGCTAAACAAGAACTTGATAAATGTGTTTTACTATGTGCTAATTGTCATAGGATTAGACACTTTTCAGACTTAATATAAAAGGAACACAAATGGAATTTCTACGAATTACTGCGACAAACGGTACTCGAACATATATTCCTGATAATTACGTAGTTAATATTAGTACATCTGCTGATACTCTGGACGCTGGTTCAGACTATCGAGCACCTAATGTTATTCGTGGAAAAATTACTCAGGTAAAATATTATGATGGTGCTGACACTACTGCGGGAGCTATTGTTGTTGCGGCTGTTACAGCTTTCAACGGCTCTAACACAAAATATGAATACGGTTGTTTTACCATTGACGGTGCTTTTAGTGCCGCAATGACTAACTAAATACAAGAGGACACATGGGCTTTCTATCACAAGACGGAAACAAAAATAGTTTCCAAGTTAAAACTGACGAAGATAATTTTCAACTAGTACAAGATGTGAGTGCATACAAAGATTATGCAGCACAACAAAGAGAATTAGATTCATTTGCCGCCAACGGTCGGACATACCGTTCATTTGCAATTATCCCTGATATTGTAGCTATTGATATCTTGACTAAGTATGGTCTTGATATTCATTCAGATACATTCATGCATGAACCAACAAATGTAAGACGATTAAAACAAATTATTGAAACAGACTATCCTTTACTTAAAACAAGTAATGTAAAGGCACTCTGATTTTACAGGAGAATAATCTATGGCAACCCCCCGATATGACGCACTCGTAGACAAAGTACGTGACTGGTCAAACAAACCCGAAGTAAATACTATTCCAGATAGCGTCATTCAAGATTGCCTAAGTTATTCTGCCGATGAATGCTATCGTACACTAAGAATTCCTCCACTTGAAACTACTGTTACATATACTGTTGAATCAGGTGATAACGTAGGTGATAATAGTGCAGGACTTCCTTATGGAAATGCCTATACATCTTTTGATATCCCAGAAGATTTAATACAGTTTATTTATGTACGTACTTTGGCAATGAGCAATTTAGAAACACCTTACTCTACATTCCCTTCGAATGTCAGTAAAGTATTCAATGAAGTAACAGACTCACGTACATTCTTTGACTTATACAGTGAAAAGTATTCTGTATACAACTGGATGTGGAAAGATGGTAAATTGTTTATCCATCCACAGTTAGCAGTAGGTGCTATTGTAGAGATCAGTTATTATCGTAGACTTCCTGCATTAGATGCAACATACAGTGTTACACCAATTAATTATCTTATTGGTTTATCAGATGCTAATCAACCTTTCTTGACACTCACAGGTGTTAACACAGATACAGCATTGTATTTTTCTACTGCTAATTCTATTACAAAATGTTTTGCTACGTTAGCAGAGGCTCAAGCATATAATGCAACAGTTACTACTAAATACTATATTGGTAAAGAAGTATCTAACTGGTTAAGAGATGAAAATGAAAGACTCCTTATATGGGGTGCATTATACAATTTAGGCTCATATCTCTTTGATGAGAAAATGGAATTAAGATACGAAAAGAAATTCACTGAGAATGTCTTTTCATTAAATAAAGAAGAGAAGTGGCGTAGAGCATCGGGTGGTAATGTTCAAGTTAACTTTAACACCCAAGGACTCATTTAAGGAGTAATAGATGGCATATACAAGTACACCGGGAACAACTGGTAATCCTTCCAAGGGAGGAGAATACGATAATTTTGATGAATCAACATCGGCTAATTATCCAAATATAGCGGCTAGCAGTGCTGCAGCTGCAAATATTAGTGCTGAAGAAGCGGCTGCAAGTCAAGCAGCTGCGGCTACAAGCGCAACTAATGCGGCTAACTCAGCGACATCTGCTGGTACTTCTGCAACTAATGCGGCTAACAGTGCTACTAGTGCCGCTAACTCAGCGACATCTGCAACTGCCTCAGCTACCTCTGCAACTAACAGTGCTACAAGTGCAACTACTAGTGCTACAAGTGCGGCTAACAGTGCAACATCTGCATCTGCCTCAGCAACATCTGCTACAAACAGTGCAACAAGTGCTTCTACTTCAGCGACTAATTCAGCTAACAGTGCAACGGCTTCTGCCGCAAGTGCCGCTACTGCGACTACACAAGCTGGTATAGCAACAACACAAGCAACTAACTCAGCAAATAGTGCAACGGCATCTGCTAACAGTGCCACTGCTTCTGCGGCTAGTGCGGCTACAGCAACTACTCAGGCGGGTATTGCCACTACACAGGCGACTAATGCATCTAACAGTGCGACTGCCGCTAACACATCAGCTAACAATGCGGCTAACTCAGCAACATCTGCCGCAGGATCTGCTTCTAGTGCGTCTACTAGTGCTACCACTGCAACTACTCAAGCAGGTATTGCTACTGCTCAGGCTACAGATGCAGCTGCAAGTGCTGCTTCTGCTGCAGCCTCATACGACTCATTTGATGATCGTTACCTTGGTGCTAAAACAACAGATCCAACAGTAGACAATGACGGTAACGCATTGATTACTGGTGCAATGTACTTCAATTCAACAACAAGCTTGATGAAGGTATACACAGGAATTTCATGGGTTAATACTCCGGGTATTGCTACAGGCGGTACAGTTGGACAAGTATTAGCTAAACTAAGTAGCACAAACTATGACACTACTTGGGTGAGTCTTACAGGTGGTCTTGTATACCTTGGTACATGGAACGCATCTACCAATACACCTACATTGACGTCTGGTACAGGAACTACTGGTGGATACTATGTTGTATCTACATCAGGTAGTACTAATCTTGATGGTGTTAATGACTGGGCTATTGGTGACTGGGCTATTTTTAATGGTTCTTTTTGGCAAAAGATTGATCAGACTAATTTGGTTACATCCGTAGCTGGTCGCACAGGTAATGTTGTATTAGCTAATACAGATATCTCTGGTCTTGGTACAATGTCTGTACAGAACTCTAATAGTGTATCTGTTACTGGTGGATCTATCACAGGTATTACTGACTTGGCTGTTGCTGACGGTGGTACAGGTGCAAGTGATGCTTCAGGTGCTAGGTCTAATCTTGGTGTTACAGGTACAGGTGCAGACACAACATATGCCTTTAGAGCAAACAATCTTTCTGACTTAGCTGACGCAACTACCGCAAGGGCTAACCTTGGTCTTGGTACTGCGGCTACTACTAACAGTACTGCGTATGCTACTGCGGCTCAAGGTGCAACAGCAGACACAGCAATTCAAACATTGACGTCTGTAGACGGTAGTGTTGTGATTAGTCCTACAGGTACTACAAGAGACCTGTCTGTAGGAACAGCTCTTAACACTGCTACATTGATTAGCCAAGTTCGTAATGAGACTGGTGCAACACTTACCAAGGGTACTGTTGTATATGTTAGCGGAGCGTCAAGCAACAAAGCTCTTGTATCTAAAGCATTGGCTAATGCAGACGCTACATCAGCACAGACTTACGGTGTTATTCAAGCCGACATTCCAACTAACCAAAACGGTTATGTAGTTGTTATTGGTGTGGTAAGCGGTCTTGATACCTCTGCTTTTGCTAATGGCACTCAGTTGTATCTCAGCGGAATTACTGCGGGTACTTACACAAGCACTAAACCTTACGCACCGATTCACTTGGTGTACGTTGGTATTGTCACATACCAGCATGCTAATCAAGGTACTATTGAAGTCAAGATTCAAAACGGATATGAGATGGATGAGCTACATGATGTGGCTGCCCAATCACCCACCAACGGACAAACGCTTGTATACAACTCAAGTAATAGTCTGTGGGAAAAGAATACAGTTTCTTTGACTGCTGGTGTCAATGGTGTATTGCCCACTGCAAATGGTGGAACAAACCTTTCATCATTCACATCAGGCGGTGTGGTTTACGCATCTAGTTCTAGTGCATTGGCTACTGGGTCTGCGCTTACTTTTGATGGTTCGCAACTAAATGTTTCTTATGCAGATACTGCTTATAACGCAGGTCTTAGAGTAACTAATACCACCAACAATTCAGCATCACAAGCAAAAATATATGTTGTAAATGATGCAGGTGAGTATTTTTCACTTGGGCGCAATAGCACGGCACTTGGTAGTCAATCAGCACTTTTTTCTACTGGTAATTATCCACTTGAGTTTTTTACTGATAGCACATTGCGGATGACTTTAACTGGAACATCGCTATACACCGCAAGCGGCATCAATGTGGGTATTGGTACAAGCAATCCTACAGAAAAACTTGTTGTTAACGGAAACGTTAGGCTTCTTGGCGGCAATTATTTACAACTTTTTAACTCTGCTAATTCTTCTAATAGTGGTTTAGCAACAGACGCAACTGGCTTGCTTCAGTTTTCATCTACTAGCGTCACAAGGTGGTTAAACAATACGTTATCAACCGAGCAAATGCGCCTTAATGCCTCAGGTAATTTAGGTCTTGGAACTAACAACCCTATTTCAAATGGACCATCAACTTCAGGTTTACTACACATCAATACTGCCGATGTAGGCGGTTGGGCTATAACGCATTACACCAACGGATCTACTGGCTCAGGCGCAGCTGATGGTGTTATTTTTGGAAACATTGGTGTAGATGCTTACATTTATAACTATGAAGCTGGTAACATAATTATTGCTACTGCTGGAGCAGTTGTTGCAACTATTACTTCTACAGGTCTTGCAGTGACAGGAACACTATCAAGCACAGCAGACGCATCTATCAATGGCGTAACTGTTGGCAAGGGTGGTGGTTCGGGTTTATACAATACGCGAGTTGGTTCAGGGGCTATGTCTTCTTTAACAACTGGAACGCAGAATTCGGCTTTTGGAACAAGTGCATTAACGTCTACAGATTCAGGCTCAAATAATGCGGCTTTTGGTAGAGCAACTTTACTGTTAAACACATCGGGTGGAAACAATACCGCAATTGGAACGGATGCACTTTTTAATAATCTCTCAGCATCAAACAACACTGCTGTAGGTTATCAGGCGGGTTATTCTAATACCACAGGAACTGATTTAGTAGCAATAGGTTTAGGTGCGGCTCGTGCCACACAAGCAGATGCTGGCAACATGGCTATTGGTACAAATGCCTTGTACACAAACAATGGTGGTATTGGAAATACTGCAATTGGAACTCAACATAGTGGCGTTGGTAATGCGGCTTTATACGCCAATACAACTGGTTCATACAACACTGCTGTTGGTACAAGTGCATTGAGAACAAACGTTGGTGGCACTAACAATACAGGCGTTGGCTATCAGGCTCTTTATTCTTCAAATGGGGCATCTTTAACTGCTTTAGGTACTAAGGCTGGTTTGGGAATAACTAGCGGCAGTTTTACAATTGCAATTGGTGCTAATTCTATGGGTGCTAGTGCGGGAGTTACAGGCTCCTACAACACAGCAATTGGTAACTCCGCACTAAACATTGTTACTTCTGGCAATAGAAATATTGGTATTGGTAACGAAGCATTAGCGGGTCTTACTACGGGTGTTTGTAATGTAGCCATTGGAAGTTATAACGCTGGTGGTGGAAATGCTGTTATGGCATCCAACACTTCTGGTTCATATAATGTTGCCCTTGGTAATTCTTCGCTTAATGCTAATCTTACAGGCTCTAACAATATTGCTGTAGGTTATCAGTCGGCTTATTTAAACCAATCAGGAAGTAATTTAGTATCAATTGGTTATCAAGCAGGATACGCATTCAATGTTGCAGATTCTGTTGGCTCTACTTTTGTTGGTGCTTCAGCAGGTTCTTCTGTTAGTAACGCAGTGCAAAACACTTTTATTGGCGGACAATCTGGCTTATATGTAACAGCCGGTTACAACACAGGGGTTGGCTACCAATCGGTACGTGGAACACCTGGTAGTGCAACAGGTGAGTACAACACAGGCGTTGGTGGCGGTGCATTATATTCATTCACTTCAGGTGAACGTAATACCGCAGTAGGTATTGCTTCTTTAAGTGGTAACACATCAGGAAGCTTTAATTCTGCCGTTGGTATGTATTCTCTTACAGGGAATACTGTTGCAAATAACAATATTGGTATGGGCTATTTTTCTGGTTACCTTAATTCTTTAGGTAACGCTAACGTATTTTTGGGAGCTTACGCTGGCTATAACAGTAACCCATCAACTGCGGTAAGTACTTACAACACATATGTTGGGTACAACGCTGGCGCTAGCGCTACAACAGGAGTTAATAACACAGGGATTGGTAGTTCAGCATATGCTTCAGGCAACCCCGCTACTGGTTCAAACAATACAGCAGTTGGTTTACAGGCTTTAACATCTAACACCTCGGCTTCCAACAACGTAGCGGTTGGTTATCAGGCTGCTTTTACAAACCAAACTGGTACACAAAACGTAGCGGTTGGTCCTCAAGCTTTGTATCAAAATATAGGTGGTTCGTACAATACCGCAGTAGGCGGTGGCGTAATTGGAGTTGCCGCTTCTGCTTTAGGAAACAATAGTGCGGGTAATTACAACACTGCATTTGGTAATGGTGCTCTTTCCGAAAATATAAATGCGTCATATAACACCGCTGTAGGTGCTGGCGCACTTCAGAAAAGCACATCAGGTGCAAGCAATACAGCAATTGGTCAAGAATCGTTGTATGCAAATACTGTATCGTCTTCGCAAACTGCTTTAGGTTTTCAAGCACTTAGAAACATTACGGGAATTTATAACGGGGGCAATACTGGCATTGGACAAGGCGCAGGGTTTACACAAACAAGTGGTTATGGCAATACATATGTTGGATATAACTCTGGTTACTTAATGTCATCAGGTATTAAAAATACCATTCTTGGTTCGTTTAATGGCAATCAAAATAGTCTAAACATTACTGGTGCAAGCAACTACATCGTGCTGTCTGATGGGGATGGGAATGCGCCTGCCGCTTGGGATGGAAGTCAATTTTGGGCTTTTGGTTCATCACGAAGACTAAGAATAGCTAATGCTTTTGTTGGTGATGCTCCCGGACCTCTTGGTAATAATTCCGGAATAGCTTTTGGTGGATCCGCTTGGCTTCCCGCTTATGGTGATTCAAATCTTAATGATAATGTTACTACTCTTGGTAGTGCTTCATACAGGATGTCAACCATTTATGCAGGAACTGCATTAATTAATACTTCAGACGCAAATCTTAAACAACAAGTTCGTGATTTAAATCTTTCAGAAAAAGCAGTTGCTACACGGATTAAAAGTCTTATTAAAGCGTTTAAATTTAATGATTCTGTTGCAGAAAAAGGAGATAGCGCACGTATCCATATTGGCGTAATTGCCCAAGAAGTTCATGCCGCTTTTGTTGCTGAAGGTCTTGATGCAACACGCTATGGTTTATTTTGTTCTGATACTTGGTATGAAGTTGATGGTCAAGGACTTGATGCAGATAAACGACCATATTCTGCAAATACACCAAATGCAGTTGAAAAGACTCGACTTGGAATTCGCTATGACCAACTATTAGCATTTGTAATATCAACACTTTAAAAGGTAAATTATGACAACTTTTACAACTCGCATCACGGCTATGTACACCTTGCAACAGCCTGACCCTAACTACGTAGTGAACGCCCTCTGGGAAGTTATTGGCGTAGATGGAACACACACTGCATCTATTCAAGGGAACACTCAGTCTAGTTCCGAACAATCAGATAACTTCATCCCTTATGATCAGTTAACTGAAGAAATTGTTATTAGCTGGATCCCTGAATCACAGCTCATAAATGCTCAAGCATGTGTACAGGGGCAAATCGATAGTATGATTACGCCTCCTGTATCACCTCAAAACACCCCATTACCTTGGAGTGCTTGATGTCAGCAACTATCACATGGAAAATTGAATGGATGCAATGCAAACCAGTAGAGGGTACCTTTACTGATGTAGTAGTTACTGCTGGATGGCGGTGTAATGGTGTACAAGATACACACAATACTTCTATCTACAGTACAGCATCATTCACACTAGACCCTGAGTCTACAACATACATCCCTTATGCCGACCTTACTCAGGAACAAGTTCTTGAGTGGGTGTGGGCTAATGGTGTCAACCAAGAGGCAACTGAGGCGGCTATTCAAAGCCAAATCGATTCTCTTATTAACCCGCCTGTAGTACAGCTCCCACTCCCGTGGGCTACTACAAGTACAATTTAAATTAACTTAACTTAAATAAAAGGAAAATGAAAATGAGTAAAGAAACAAACAAACCTCAGATCATTATTGATGACAAAGAATACAACTTTGATGACATGACTGACCAACAAAAGATTTTGGTTAATCACGTAGCAGACCTTGATCGTAAGATTGGATCTACCCAGTTTAATCTGGATCAACTTATGGTTGGCAAGCAAGCATTCGTAACAATGCTAAAACAAGAACTAGAAAAGATTGTTCAACCAGACACTGGTGTTCAAGATGTACAAATAAAGGAAAGTTAATAATGGATACCATTCAAGATAATGAAGTAAGTCACTCACAAATATATGAACGACTTCTAGCAGTAGAAGTTAAAGTAGATAAGTTGGATAAAAGTACAGAAGAAGTCGTCAAGGCTTTCAATGCAGCTCAGGGTGCATTCACAGTTCTTGAATGGTTTGCTAGAGCAGTTAAGCCAATTATTATTCTTGGTGCTTTGTTTGGTGCAATATGGTTAGCTATAGATAGTAAGATACATAAGTAATGTTTCTTTCTGCTGTTAGCCTCCTTATTGCATTAAGTCTTCCTGTTAAAGAAGAATATAGATGTGTTAGATGGTCATGGTCAGGTGATGTGTATAATCGAAAGGTTGTTTGTTTAGAATGGAAAAGGAAAGATAAGAAATGATTGATCCTCTAACAGCACTAGCTGGCATACAGAATGCGATTAATATGGTCAAGAAAGCTAGTAAAGTAGCTAATGACCTTGGCTCTCTTGCCCCTATGATAGGCAAAATGTTTGATGCTAAATCAACTGCTACTAAAGCGTTGATTGAAACAAAGAAAAACAAAGGTTCTAATATGGGAACTGCTCTTCAGATTGAGATGGCTCTTGAACAAGCCAGAGTTTTTGAAGAAGAACTTAAAATGCTCTTTATGGCTACAGGTAAGGTTGACGTTTGGAATAAGATTAAAGCCCGTCAAGACCAGATGGACATAGATGATGCCAGAGAGCTTCGATCTTTACAGAAATCAGAGAAAGCAGCTAAGGCAAAAGAACAAGAGATGAATGAACTAGCTATGATTATAGGTGGATCATTTTTCATTTTGTTTTTACTCTTTGTTGGTGTCAGCGAATTAATAGACTTCTGTAACACTACACGTAGGTGTGGCAGATGAATGAATATCAGAAGACATTTGACTTGTGCTTAAAAATATTCATATATGGATGTGTAGCTCTATGGTTTTTAGGTTTTCTTAAATTTCTTCCTGATGATCTTTCTAATAAGATTGTTGCTTTATTACTAGGTAAGATAGGATTATAATATGTTAGATATTTTAAGTGGTGGTATTCTGGGTTCACTATTCGGTGGTATATTCCGATTAGCCCCTGAAGTACTCAAGTGGTTAGATAAGAAGAATGAACGTTCACATGAACTTAATATGTTTAAGTTTCAGTGTGACCTTGAGGCTCAACGTGGTCAACAGAAGTTAGCTGAGATTGGTGCTCAACGTGAAGCCGCTATTGATGTAGGTGTTATGGGTGCTTTCCAGTCTGCTATTGAACAACAAACAGAAATGGTTAAAGCCGCTGGTGGTGGATGGGTAGCCGCATTGTCAGCTTCAGTACGCCCTGTAGTGACATATTGGATCCTAGCACTATGGTCATTTGTTCATATCTGGTTAGCTTATAACTCATGGACTAATGGTATGCCTCCAGTAGAAGTATTCAAGGTAATGATGTCAGCAGACTTTGCGGCTCTTGTATCTGGTACTCTTAACTACTGGTTCCTTGATCGTACACTCAGCAAGCGTGGGCTATGAACTTAACATTAGCCGCAGACTTGTGTAAACATTTTGAAGGCTTTAGCTCTAAGCCTTACATGTGTCCTGCTAATGTGGCTACTATAGGTTATGGTAGTACATATTATGCTGACGGTAAAAAAGTAACGCTTCAGGATCCTCATATGAGTGAGCCTGAGGCTTATGATTTACTTCTCAGAGAATTACATCATACTTATTTACCCGGAGTACTTAAGTATTGTCCTGTGCTGGTCACAGATGAAAAGAAATTAAATGCCATTGTTGACTTCTGTTATAACTTAGGAGTTGGTAGGCTTCAAACGAGTACATTAAGACGTAAGGTTAATGAACAAGACTGGGAAGCCGCTAAGACAGAGCTAATGAAATGGAATAAAGGTGGTGGTAAAGTGTTGTCTGGTCTTAACAAAAGACGTAAGGCTGAATGCGCTTTACTTGGTACCTAATAGTAATAAAAAGGATATCTCATGGCAATCCCAATCGAACAGCTAGGTAAAGGCGGTCTCAATACAGACTTACCTCCTATGATTGTACCTCAGAATACATTTACAGACGTACTTAATGTACGCTTTGATGACGAAGCAGTATCAACAATTACAGGTGAATCTATTTATAGGACAGTTTCTATTGCCCCTGACTATGGCATTCATTGGAGGCGTCCTGATCAAGGATATAACATCTTTGCTAAAGATGGTAACATTGTTCGTGTAGATGCTGCTGGTAATCAGTCAACTATGTTTACTGGTACTGGTGGCTCATACACAAACAGTGATTGGCAAGGAACTTTGTTTAATGGTGGTTTTGCTATTGTACTTAACAATGGTAGAACAACACCTATATATTGTTTGTATGGAGACATTAATGCTGGATCAGCATTTCTCCCACTTCCTAACTGGAATTATCTTGGTAACTTAACTGTTACCGCTAAAGTAGTTAGATCACTTAATTACTCACTTATTGCGGCTAACCTTACTATTGCAGACAGTAGTACAGGAGTTACAACATACGCACCAAGTACTGTACGAGTGTCTGTACAAGCGGCTACTGGAGCTATACCTACTGTATGGCAACCCGGAACCACAACAGATACCGCAGATGAATTTGAAATTAACTCTACATCTCCCATATTAGATATGGCTGAGTTGAGAGGTAATATGTTTATATATTCCTCAGACAGTATCAGTATATTGTCTATTGGAATTAATGGAACACGAGTTGTTCCTTATAGTCGGTCTTATGGAATTTTATCTGTAGATTGTGTATGCGAGTTTGATGGTAAACACTTAGTTGTTGACCGTAATGACATTTACATTCACAATGGTTCAGGTAGTATTGAATCTCTTGCTGACTTCAGAATTAAAAAGTATTTCTTTAATAACTTAAATAAAAATGCTATTGATAAAGTACACGTGACAAGACATGCTTACTACAAAGAAGTCTGGATTAATTATCCTAAAGGAAGTTCTACAGTATGCAATGAAGTATTGATCTATAATTATAAAAATAATACATGGTCTAAACGTCAAGCTACTAACATGACTTATTCTTTCTTTGGTCCATCTAATGTATCTAACGCATTTCAGTATGGTAAAGAAGTAGTATACTTTACAACTACAACAACTACAACATTAGTAGAGTCTGATGCCTTCCAATTGTGGAATGGTACTGCATTAGCTTCTTTTACTTCGTATGTAGAGAAAAAGAAACTTAACTCAGGTGATGTTACAGGAAGTTCTTTAATTACTTCTTTGTATCCTGTGTTTGATACAGTACCTAATGACTCTAATATTACTATCAGAGTTGTAGGACAAAACAATTATGTTAAGAATGTAGACTTATCTGTAGATGATGCAGCATTAAAAGATACATTTACATTTCTTCCTAACAATGAAAAGTCACAAGGCTATAAGGTTGACCCACGGGTTAATGGTCGTGTACTTAACTACAGAATTACTGCAACGAATTATTGGCGTCTGGCTATGATAGCTCTTGACGCTAAACCTGCTGATCGGAGGTAACATGTTTAATCCACCTATTACAGGTGACAGAGAGCTTGATGCTTTCCTAGCACAGCTTGTACTTGAAGGTACATCTGGAGCTACTGACGGGCTAACCGTAGACCCTGCTACAGGTATTATCAGTGATAAATTTGGTAAGATTGTAGGATATCTCTATAGATACCTTGCTATTAAATATGCTGATGATACTGTTGGTACTAACATTTCTAATGTGCCTACTAACAAAGCTTATTATGGTGTATATAACTCAGATGATTCAAGCGAGTCAAACAACCCAGCAGCTTACACTTGGTATCAGGTTACTGGTGGATTTGGTGTAACTAAATTCTTGTTCTATCAAACAGTAGGTGGTCGTAAAGTTAACTTTGCGGTATCTACTGCGGCACCTGCTTCAGGTTGGCTGATTGACCCCGGAACAGCTATTGATTCTGATATTGTTACATCAGGAACAAATACAGTTGTTGTTGATTCATTCTCATCTTTCTTTACTCCTGCTGTTATGCAGGTACCACGTACAGGTAACCCATTAGCCCCTGTGTTTACAGGTATAACACCTAAGCTGTATGCGGCTAATGCTAATGTGTTAGTTCCATTTGTTGCGGCTCAAACAGACTCTGATGTAAGCTTTGTTAATAACACTTGGCGTATTGGTAACAGCTCTTCAAGTGGTAATGGTGATATTGGTTATACTAATGTAACTTTCAGTGCTCCTACAGATGCGGGTGACTATGCTGCTTGGTCAGCACCATCTGCTATGGCTAGTAGCCCTGCTTCTATTACAGTACCTATCAGGTTTAAGAATAGTACAGGTGCAGTTACACAGGCTAGTGTTGCTACTGTTCAATTAGTCTTTGCGGATCCCGGAGCAACAGGCTCTAGTGGTCCTACTGTAGACATTTCAGGATACACTTCTTTTGTTCAAGCATCTAGTGGTGCATTCACTCCACCTAATGCTACTCTTGCGGCTATAACAAGTAATATCACAAGTCCAACATACAGTTGGGTTATATCAGGTGCTACACCAGCTACGGCTACAACAAGCTCTGTACTTATTACACCTCTGTCAGCTGCAACTAAAGTAGACGTAACATTAACTGTTAATGGTTCTAATCTTACAAGTCCCGTAGTTAAAGTCATTAGTATGCCTATTGTGTACAATGGTGTTCCGGGTGTAGCAGGTGCTAACGGTGTTATGTCTGCCTTTCCAGCTATTTATAGATGGACAGCTAACTCAACTCCTCCAGCAAGACCTTCAACTACGTCTACATATACATGGTCTACAGGTGCATACACGCCACCTACTGGATGGTTTACATCAGCCCCTAGTGAAACAACTCCAGGATATTATCTGTGGAGTATTACTGTACCGCTTAATGAAGCGGCTACTGTAACCACATCTACTCTTGACTGGACTAATGTAGCTTATCCTATTAGGGGTATTGCTTATAATGGTGCTAATGGTGCTGTTGGCTCTGCGGGTTCAGCTACCTTTGTTATTACTCGTGTAGCTAATGATAGTAGTGCTCCTACAAATGTTGAAGTGAATGCGGCTATTGGTCGTGACCCTGTGTCAGGCGATATTGTAACAGTAAGCTATAACAACTTTAATAATGCTGTTGTATATCGCTATGTAGTTTCATGGACATTATTTACAACATATATTACTGGTTCTCTTATTGTAGAGAACACAATTACTGCAAGTAAACTTTCTGTTTCTTCTTTGTCATCTATTACTGCTAATATTGGTACAGTAACAGCAGGTGAAATTCAGACTTCAGGATTTAAAACAGGTACAACAGGACAACGTATTGAGATTAATAGTCTTGTGCCTCCATCAACCACAGTACGAGATAATCGTATTACAGCTTATGATTCAAGTAACAATAAGTTTCTTACATTAGGCGGTACTGGTGGTGCAGACGTTAACAGTGCTGTTATTGGTATCAGTGGTACTTCAAATATTACTAACCCTATATGGTTAGAGTATTCAGGGACTATTGGTTCAGGTGTTACTGCTAACACTAGTGGAACAGGTAATGGTTTTTCTGCTGTATCTAATGCTAATGGTAGATTATTTTATGGTGCTATTAACTCTGGTAGTAATCCAGATGCTGGCTTTAGGATTGACGTTGTAGGTTCAGGTCACACTAATCCTGCTTTTATGGCTCTTACTGGTTCAAGCACTGGTGCGGCTTTCTTTGCTGGTGGTACTGGTGATGGTTATGCTTTTGATGGTGTGACAGGTACAGCAGGAACAGCAGGGACTAAATCAGGTATTGGTTATTTTAGGGGATTAGATTTTCCTACTAACACAAGTACGATTGTTACACCCGGAACATACGCAAGTATTTTAGTTCCAACATTTAACTTTCAATCTTCTGGTGCATTAACCTATAATATTACTCTTGAGAGTACAAACTATATATTTGTTCTTGAGTATGAGCCTGAGTTTCTTTCTACTATCCAAGAGCTTTCAGCGGCTATATCTACTAATATTAATAATCAATGGACAGTATCTGTATCAGGTTCTGTAACTGCTGCTTCTATAACATTTAGAAAACCAGTTGTTGGTCCTGTATCAGGAACAAACACGGTTATTATTGGTTCTAATACTGGATCATTTACTAATGGTACTAACCCTGTATACTCAGGAACATTAGGAACAGTACGAGTTCAACCTCCGCCTAATGATGTAACCAAAGTGTTACGTGGTGATGGTACATGGGGTGTTGCAGGAGGCACTGGTGGATTAAGCAGTGTTGGTATAACTGTACCTACAGGCTTTGCCGTAAGTAATTCACCATTAACTTCTAATGGAACAATGGGTATTACTTATAGTGGACAAATACCTACGTCATCCCTTGCTACTGGAGTACCTACATCATCAACCTATTTAAGAGGGGATGGTACATGGGCTGTTACTGATCGTAAATATAATGTTAAAAATTATGGTGCAGTAGGTGATGGCGCAGTAGATGATACTGCTGCTATTCAGTCTGCTATTAATTCTGCTGTTTCTACAGGTGGAACAGTATATTTTCCTAATGGTCTTTATAGGTTAACAAGTTCATTAACATACACAGCGCCATCCTTAGATCCTGGACAAAGAGTCCACTTCTTAGGTGAAGGTATTGGTGCATCTATATTGTTACAAACAACTAATGCTAACGGTCTTACTATTGCTGGTACTAACCTTAATGTATATACTAATATTAAAGGACTTGCTTTTGTTAATAATTCTGGTACTGTAGGACAAGGTCTTTCAGTTACTGGTGGTGCTTTTCTTCATATTGAATCATGTCAGTTTACTGGTTGGTTGTTTGGTATGTATGGTTCTAACTTCTTAACATCTACCCTTGTATCCTGTCAATTCAGGTTTAATACTCGTGGTATGTTGTTTGAAAGAATTGGAACAACAAACGCCAGTTCACCTAACGCTATTACACTTCTTAATTGTGAAGTAGGTGCTAATTCAGAATATGGTATTTATATATTAGGATGTAGTACATTTAACGTTGTTGGTGGTGCTATTGAATCTAATGGCACAACATCAGGGTCATCTAGTAACTGGGGTTTACGTATTGCAGAACCATCTGGTTCAACTGCTATTGAAGGTGCTGATGGATTTACTCTTACAGGTGTTTACTTTGAGGGTAATGCAGGTATTGCAGACATATATGTAACAAGTACTCAGTCTAAAGCAGGTGTTAGTAATTCTATTACAGGATGTTCTTTTGTAAGATTCGGTTCACCATATACTACTAACAGTATTCTTTTAGATGCAACCGCAGGTAATGGTTTTACTGCTGCAATTTCAGGTTGTGGATTTAAAGGTCTTAACAGCTATGTTCCTGATCCAAGTCGTATGACTATTGGTAACACAGGAAGTCGTTGTAAAATAGATCTTGTTGGGTGTTCTTTTGATAGCGCAACAGATGCTTATTCTTCTAATTCTAACAACCGTTTAGAGAGTGGATTACAAACACCTTCATTGTTAGATTTATCTGGTAATGATTATGGTTTTACATCAGTACCTATTGCAGGAGGAACAGCATCTGCTGGATCATCTGCTAAGTTTTCTAGAGGAAACCACGTACACCCGTTTAGTACTACTAACGCTGCTTCTTCAGGTGCAGGTGCTATTAGCTATAATTCATCTACTGGTGTATTAACTTACACACCTTCTGCTACTGCTATTAACAGTGGAACCGCTAACCAGATTGCTTATTATGCGGCTAATGGTAATACTTTAAGTGGAGCATCATTACTTACATTAGATACTGGTGATTTCTTTTTAAATCAATTAGGTACAACTCATGTAAGAATGTCTTATAGTTTAGCACCTACTACAGTTAATGCTCCGGGTATTGCCTCTAACGGTTCTAATATTGTTCTTATGGCTGGTTATAATGGGGTTACTACTTATACTGCTGGTATTCTGATTAGTGCTTTAACTTTAGGAACAACTTCAGGACCAAGTTTTTCAGGTAACTCTTCAACTGCTGGTGTAAGGATGAATCTTGGTACTAATTTTGCACCTTGGGGAGTATTTAATTGGGGGGATGGATCTATTCCTGCGCCTACTGCAGGTAGTACTGGTTATCTTAGACAAGATGGCATATGGACTGCAGGAACAGGTGTTTCATCTGTTTCTACAAGTGGTAGTGTTTCTGGTTTAACTTTAACTGGTGGTCCAATTACCACATCTGGAACTATTACTCTTGGTGGTACATTATCATTAACAAGTAGTAATGTTACAACAGCTCTTGGATTTACTCCTTATAGTAATGCTAATCCTAGTGGATACATTACTTCAAGTGGAACAAGTGCTAAGGTTGGAGATGCTACTAGTAATTATCAAACTGTTTTAGTTGGTACTATTGTAGGTTTAAAATCTAATGCTACAACAGCTGCGTTAGTTAATAGTTCAAGTAATGGTGTTTTCTTTAATGGAGCAAGTTCTCCTCCTACTTTATCACCAACAACTGATAATGCTTATTCTTGTGGATTTTCTTCTTTTAGATGGACAGTTATATATGCTACTACAGGTACTATTAACACATCAGACAGGAATGAAAAGCAAGATATTGAAGAGTTATCTTTAGCTGAGTTAGCTGTTGCAAGACGTATTAAATCTTTAATTAAAAAGTTTAGATTTAAAGATGCAGTACAAAGCAAAGGTAGTCAAGCACGTATTCACGTAGGAGCTATTGCTCAAGAAGTACAAGATGCTTTTACTGCAGAAGGTCTTAACGCTAATCATTATGGACTGTTCTGTTCTGATACATCTGAAGAAGGTAAAACAACACTTGGTCTGCGATATGAAGAGCTATTAGCTTTTGTAATTGCTGCAATGTAACTTAAAATAAAACAAATGAAAATCATTCTACTAACACCCGAACAAACCGTACAACACTGGTCAACACTCTCTGTATTATTACAAAAAGTAATTGATCATGGACAAGGAGAATCTACATTAACAGACTATCTTAAAAAGATTCTTAATGAGTACGTTCAATGTTGGGCGTTAGTAGATGATGATCTAAATATTATTGGTGCTGGTTTAACTCAATACCTACAATATTCACAACATAAAACCCTTCATATTATTGCTTTTGCTGGTGATAACTTTGAAGAACAGTCTAAGGTTTTTCCTACTGTAGAACAGTTTGCCCGTGATTCTGGTTGTAAAGCCATTGAACAATGGGGTCGTCCAGGATGGGCAAAGGTACTACCAAAGTATGTACCCGGATTTAAAGAAGCTTACGTAGTAATGCGAAAGGATTTATAATGAAATATAAAATTAATGGTTCTATAAAGAAGAACTACGGTGGCGGTAGTGGCAATACAGTAAGTAGTATTCCTGAATGGGCTGCTCCGTATATGAAGAATGTTGGTAATGCCGCTGAACAATCTTATGGTGCAGGTGAATTAAGCAAAGTTGCTGGTGCATCTACACTACAACAAAAAGCATTTGGTGAAGGTGCTAATATGCTTGGTGCTACTACTTCTACTGCTCTTAGTTCTTTAGGTGATCAAAATAAAAGATTATCTACTATGGCTATGGCTCCTAGTGCTGAAACATTAGCCGCTACTAAAGCAGGTATTGTTCAGGATGCACAAAAGAAAGTAGCAGGATTAAATACAGGCTTTGGTTCAGCTGGTACCTTAGGATCAGCACGACAAGCAGTTATGCAAGGTGCTCAGAACGCTGAGACTACAGGTCAACTTGCTAAAGTTGATGCTGACTATGAGTCTAATATGTTTAAGAACCGTCTTGCAGCTGAGTCTGCATTACAGTCAGGTGCTCAAACAGCTTCTGGTATTGCATCAGGCGGTGTATCTAGCCTTGCTAACCTTGGTAATCAACAACGTGGTATTGATCAACAAGGTCTTGACGCTACATTCCAAGGTCTGCAACGTTATGCATCAACTATTTATGGTAATCCTGCACGACAACAGGCGACTGGAGGTAAGTAATGGCTGGTATTCAAGGCGCAACAGCAGATGCTTATAATAAAGAAGCCGCCCTTCAACAAGCAAGCGGTGGAAAAGGTGGTGGTACAACAGTAGATGCTATGGGTAGACCATTAACTACTGCTATGAACACACCTATTGTTTATGGTAAAACATATTTAGATAACTATACAAAAAATTATGTAGCACCTCTTTCTAAAGATACAACTGTAACAGACGGTGGAAGCTCTGGTGGTGATGGTAATGATGGTGGAACAAATTCTGGTAGTAACACTGTGTCAGATAACAATACAGCAAACAGTATTACTGGTTTAGCGGCTCCTGTAAACGCTAGTATTGGAGTTTCTGATGCAGTATCTGATGCCGCCAATGCTGCTGCTGCTGTTGCTGCTGATCAGGGTCTTGCTGCTTCTGTTTCTGCTGGTGACACTGATGGTAATGATGGTTCTGCTGGTGCCGCTACAAGTGGTTCTCCCGGTTGGGCTAACGGCACTATGTCAGTTCCCGGATACGCTTATGGTAGTACATCTGTATCAGGTTATGCACAAGGTACAATGAGTGCAGAAGAAGATGACCCTTGGAATTGGACTAAGAAAGAACAAGTAGCTCCATTAAATGCATCTATTAAACCTTCTGAAGCAGTTATTCCTCAAGCCGTTTCTGATCAAACAGAACAATACCTGAGTAATCAAGCTACGTCTATGGGTACTAATGCCGCTGCAAAAGGAATTAATGCCGCATACAAATCATATAGCGCACCATTAACATCTAATGCTATTGGTACTATGGGTACTACTGCTAGTGGCGCTCCTGTTGCATTAACTAATGTTGGTGCTTTATCAGCTCCTGCATCTACTAGTTTATATGCTTTAAATGCTCCTGCTACTATTGGTGGTGCTGTTCAAGGCGTTGGTACTGCATCTGTTGCTCCTATTGGTGCTAGTATTGGTGCTGCTTTACCTGCGGCTGCGGCTGAAGGTGCTGGTATAGCTGCTGCAGGATCTAGTGCTGCAATGGCAGGTGGTGAAGCCGCATTAGCCGCTATGGGTCCTGTAGGTATGGTTATTGGTGGCGCTCTATTAGCTAAGAAGCTAGGAATATTTTAAGGAAATACTATGGCACCCTTATCAGGTAAACAACAAAGAGAATATCTTAAGTTCCAAAATAAAGAAGCTCGTGAAGTTTCTAAAATGGGACTTGATGAAATGCGTAAACAACAATTACATGAGCTTAAACTTAAAGAAGCAGCTGCAAAAGCTAATCAAGGTTTAGGTCATAAAGAACAAGTTAACAATGCTAAACTTAAGGATATGGGTATTCCTCCTCCTAAAATGAACAAACAAAAGTTGGGTATTCCAACTCAGAACCCTTTAGCAGGTACTGGTATGTTTAAACAAGGTCAGCGTAGTCTTCCTCAATCTCCTATGTTCCAAGCACGAGGCACTGATACAGTTCCTGCTATGCTTACTCCCGGAGAAGCAGTTATACCACAACCTGCCGCACAGAATCCTAAGAATAAAAAAGCTATTAAGCGTATGGTGCAAGAGGGTCGTAAGGCTAACATGCGTGACGGTGCAGTAAACATACGTAATTCAGATGCTCCAATGTATAATGCAGATGGTACTAGTGGTGTACCATCATTAGCATATCGTCATCCAGACGTACCCGGGTCTTCATTCATGCATGGCACAATGAGTGTACCTGACTTTAGCCGTGGTTCTTCTGCCCAAGCTAACTATAATAACGGTACATATGGTGTAGTACCTCAACAAGTACAGTCTGCGGCAGGGTACTATAATGGTACTCTCGATGCAGATATTGACGAAGAAAGAAAACGTCAAGGTGCAGTGCCAATGATTATTCAACCAACAATTCCTGTGTGGGATGAGCGTTATCCTAAAGATAAAGCTGAAGAATTTGCTAATGCAATTGCTATTGATAAGAGACCGCCTACTCCGGCAGTACCTTCTATTGTTGTTGATTCTCCTCCTTCTAATGCTGTTATAACATCAAGAGAGGTTGCACCAGTAAACTTAGATACATCAGTTCCTGCTCCTAATGTTTCAGTTGTACCTGCAATTCCTGATAGGATTATGAAAAATCCATTAGGATCACCTGAAGTACAATCAGAAACAGTTAATGTACCTACTCAAGTAGCTGAAGTACCCGTTCCTGTTGCATCTCTTGCAGCTGCTCCAGCGCAAATGACTACAGAACAACTAATTGAACGTGATAAAGCTAATACTCAAAATACACCTGTAGCAGTAGCTGTTCCTACAGTTCCTCCTAAAGAAGGTACAGATCCTACTTTTGTTTCTGGTGTAAGAAAAGATTATGAAACAGACCCTGTTAAAGCATCTAGGAAAATTCGTAGTGTAGCAGAGATTGTTCAAGAGTTGTCTGGAACACAAAAGACAGAAAAATCTTTTACAGATTCATTAGCTAACTTGTTTACTGCCAGTGGCTTTAAAGAAGAACTTGGTTTAAATAATCAAGACATTATTCGTATGGCTATATCAACGGCTGTTGGTGCTAAAAAGTTTGGTGTTAATCGTGCTCTTGCCTTTGCAGGTAAACAAGCATTTGAAGACTCATCTAAGCGTAATGCTTTACAACAAGCCGAAAACAAAGCTATTCGTGCAGCTGCCGTTCAAATTCGTGGTCAAGAAGTTAAAGATGCTCGTGCAGAAGATAATGCAGCTGCTCTTGAAAAGAGAACTGTAACTCGTGAAGAAGCCCGTAGAGAGCATGACCGTTTTATTGCGGCTCAACAAGTTAAAATGGCTGAGATTAAAGATGAGTATAATCGCACAAGAGACGAAAAGCGTTTTGAACAACAATTAAGAATGATGGCGTCAAATCAAGCAGCCGCAGATAAACGTTTAACTACTGCTTTTGGTAATCAATTTGCTATGATGATTGCTCGTGAAAATTTTAAAGAGAATAGCCCTCAAGCTCAAATTGAGCGTTTAGAAAAACATACTACTAAAGCTGCAAATGCTGTTTCAAGCATTTATGAAAATAAGCTTGGTGGTACAACACTTAAGAGTGGTGAACCTAATCTTAAAAGAGCTGGTATGCCAACACCTGAAGTAGCTACCCAACAAACTCTTCAATATTTAAAACGTTCAGGTTTTGATATTACAAACGCAGATGTGTATCAAGAAGCTACAGCACTTATTAATCAAGCAACTGAAGCAATGATTGCTGATAAACAATCTGGTAGGGTTAGTAGTATTCCAAATATAGCACCTTATTTGGCTCGTGATATTGTTACTCATCGGATGGGTCTTACAGGTACTGATCCTAATTTGTTTAATATTGGTAACAAAGCAATGCCTCCCGAAAAGATTAGTGAAATTTACTCATTAGCCAGACGGGTTGCTTCTGACAAAGAAGGTAATGCAGATCAATCAGCTATAGCTTTAGGTGTAAATGCAATAGCTAAAGAATGGAATGGACCTAACGGTAAAAATTATCGCAAAGAATTTGAAGGTACAGACACTGAAAGCGCATTTGCCCAATTCTTAAAATCAAGATTAGAAAAGCAGTTAAAATAAAGGAAAATAAATGGATAGATTAGACGAAGAACTTCGACAGATTTTTTCGAGGAAATCCGATTTACCGGGAGGTATTTCACTTAAAGATGCTGATACTGCGGTAACCCCCACAGGGGAATCTATCCGTCTTCAAGGTATTAACGCTAGAGAGACTGCTAAGTTTCAACCTAATTTAATTAAAGGTGCTCAATTAGGAGCTGATTTCCAAACTACTATTATGGAAAATTTAATTAGTGAAGGTAATTATACTACACCTGTTTTTACAGGAGACAAATCTTATAAGCGGGAAGTTGGAGATCTACTAGATCCCTCTGGAAAACGTCTTACTAATAAAGCCCTTGAATTAGGTTATGTTGATCCAACTACTTCTACAAGTGCTGAACAATATACTTCTATGTATATGGGTAATTTAGAACGTGCCCAACGAAGAGCTGATAATAAACCTACATTAGCAGACAACATTCTTAACTCATTAAATAAAGAACGTAATGCTAGTGGTATTATGGCTAAGCGTTATACAGATACTGCTGGTCAATTTGGTAGTGTTGTTGATGATTCAGGCAACAGCGATTATTTTTCTGGTCCATCTATTATTAGAACTGGTGAAGATAAATTTGGTAAAGCTACTTCTAACTGGGATAGTGGTTGGGATCAAGGTAAATTACAAGCTTCTAAAAGCGTATATGGTACCTTTGATCTTATTGCTGACAAGACTGGTAGTGAAGCAATAAAAAGTTTTGCACAATCAGGTATCAATACTAAAAATTCAATGTTAACAGACATACCTGAGTTAAGAAGCGCAGAAGCGTTTGATGAAAAAGGTAACTGGAAACTAGATACTCTAGGCAAATTCTTTGATTGGACAGTAGGAAGTGCTGCTGCTTCTGCACCACAAATGTTAACTAGTATTGTTGCTACAATGGCGGCACCATTAACTTATGGTGTTTCTTTAACAGTTCCTTTTAGTATGTATACAGGTCAAGTATACAATGATCAAAAGAATAAGAATGCAACAGCTGCTATTGCCGCTGGATTTACTATGACAGTATTAGATAAATTATCCTTAGGATATTTATTTAAAAATACTGGTTTAAATATTGCTAAGAAATCTACTCAAGATTTAGTTGTAAAAGAATTACAAAAAACAATGACTAAAGAAGCGGCTGAAGAGCTAGTTCGTAAGTCTATGACTGAATCAGTTAAAGAAGTTAGTACTGCTTTTAAAGCAATTTCTGGTAGTAAGATGGGTAAACTAAAGGATATTGGTTTAGCTACAGGAGCAGGAGCTTTTGTTGAGGGCTTAACAGAAACAGGACAAGAGTTAACTAGTTATTTTGGTGAGAAAGGTGGTTTTGAATTACCTTCTTCACCAGAAGAAATGACAAAGTTAAAGTCTAGACTAATGAATGCAGGTGCTGGCGGTGCTGTATTAGGTGGTGGATTAGCTGGTGGTATTAAAACTTATTCAGCATTAACAACTAGTGATCAGATACCTAGATCATCAACAGATGTTGAGTTCAGAGAGAAATATCTTAGTGATGTTAATGAGCAACGTATTGCAGCAGGAGATCAACCTCTTGTTACAATGCCCTCAACTAAACAAGTTATTAATGAAACAGAAACATCACAATTAAAGAATAATGTTAAGACATCGTTAGATGTTTTAGCAGAGCCTGAAATTTCTAAAAGAGGTACTGAAGGTGTTGTTGCTAAAACGTATTCAGCTATAAAAGATAAAGGTATTGGTGGATTATTCTCTAAGTTTTCTAACATTATAACTGGTGATACTAATCATAAGAGCATTTATTCAGCTACATTAGCTACATTATTAGGTAGTTCTAATGCTGTTAATGGTACGTCTATTGAGAACCATCAGGCTATGATGGAATCAAACATCTTTAAGAACTTCGGTAATAGTGAAAACTTTATTTCTTCTTTTAGTGGGGTGTCTGCTACAGAAGCCTCTCGTATTATCTCTAATCCTACTGTTGTTAACGCTATAAAAGAATTAACTCGTATTAAAAAAGATTTGTTTGCTGATTCTACCAGAGATATTGCTGATAAAATAGCTATTGACTATGGTAAATTTGGTGAATACAAAGACTCTATTATTGATTATGCAGATAGAATAAGTAATTTAACTCGAGCATATAATGAATCAACAGGCAAAGATTTATCTGTCCAACAATTCTTAGAACACAAACCATTAGATAAAGCACTTGTATCAAGAAACTCTGCTAAGTTTGTTAAAGATTTACAACAGCATTTGAATATGAATTATGCAGATGCAACACAATTAACTAATGCAATACTTGATAACAAACAAGTAAATAGCTTTGAAGATTCTCTTGATGCAATGCTTAATGGTAATGCTGAAAAGATTAAAGGTAAACAAGAATTAGAAGCTAAGATAGCTCAACCAGGATTTAAAAGTTTATTTAGTCAATACATGTCTCATAATATATTAGACAATGCTTACTCTTTGGCGGCATCTGCAGCAGCATATAATACTAATAAAGAACTCATTGGAGAAAATGGTTCTAAGCTTGCAGCATTAGTTCAAAAGATGTTAGACAACGGTGATATAGATACTGAACAAGCAGGATTTATAGCTAAAGAAATTCAAGACGTATTAGCAATACGTAATGGAGAGTACAAAGCTATTACTAACCCTTACTTAAAAGGTGGTTTGAATACTCTTAACTTTTTGTCTACTATTACTGCATTACCATTAGCCGCTATTAGTTCTACTGTAGAGTTCGCTCAGATATATCGTAATCTAAATAGACCACAAGCTGCTAAAGCTACTCTTGCATTACTTAAAAGTACAGGCAGTGAGATGGGTGCTATATATCGAGAGCTTGGCAATAAAGTTTCTGATAGGGTTCTTATCAAGAACGCTAGAATAAGAACAGAACTATCTGAAGCAGGATACCTTAGGGAAGGTGGTATTGGACATCGTAATGATATATTAACTTCCTACTATTCAAAGTGGACTGATGGTTTCTTTAAGATAACTGGTCTTACTTCTGTGACTGCTATTACCCGTAATGCTCGTTTAGCTATTGCAGCTGATGCTATTCAGAATTGGTTAGATGTTGTTACTCAAGGTACAGGTACAGAGCAAGAGATAACAGATGCTAAAGATCATTTAAGAAGAATAAATGTTGACTATGAATACATGATGGCTATTGATGCTGATACAAAGTCTAAAGAAGATTATGTTGTTAATAACTTACAACAAGCTACTTACAACTTTGTTAATGAAGCTGTTGTTTTACCTAGCACTCTTAATAGACCTAAGTTTTATAGCGATCCTTATTTAAAATTGTTTACTCAATTTACAGGATACACATCAGCATTTACCGCTAATATTCTTCCACGGTTGTTAGGCGATTTGCGTAAAGCAGGATCAGAAGACCAAAAGAATTCTGCAGCTGTTATTGCTATGATGATTGGTTTGTCTATGATTGCTTTGTATATTAAAGACATGATCAAGTACGGAGAAAGCCCACCTAAATGGATTAAAGAAAACAAAGAGTTTTTAAGAGTTATTAATCAGATGGGTATCTTAGGTTCTGGACAAAGAGTGTTTGATCAGATGTTCCCGTTGATGGAAGACAACAGAAAGAAAGATATTATAGATAAGATTGCCGATCAATCTGCACAGCTTTCATACCTTAATAAGGTTAAAAGAGCTTTGGAGGCACCGGAAGGTAAAAAGATTGAACAGGGTGCGAAGCTGCTTCCCATAGTTGGAACAAGTCCCGCTTTCGCTAAATACTTACAAAAAGAGTTAGGAAAATCAAATGGCGATTAATATTAATACAAAGGTTAACGTACCTACAATACCACGTATTGCAGACGATTTACTTCAACAGCAAATCAACGAAGCTAATGCTCGTATGAATGCTCCTCCACCACCTGAGCAACAAGTAGTTCCTAATCCATCTGCAATGTTTGGTGAAGAAGAAGCATTTGTTCCTCCAAGAAGGCTTTCTGGTTTACCTCCTGATGCAAGGCTACTAGCAGGTACTGATGTTCGCCAGCCTGTTCCTCCTGAGTTAATTCTTAACGAACAACCCATTGATGACATGCCAGAGATGACTGAAGCCCCTCAAGAGGATGGTGGCTTTGGTATGGATACTTTTGCTAGTGAAAGTACTAACGAAGACTACTATAGTAAACTTCAAGAAGAACGTAACAGTCAAATGGAAGCAAGGAAAATCCTTGATCCTTCTCGTTGGGAAAATGAAGAAGGCATTAGGACTGCTTATGGTGATGGTGCAGTTCAAGCTACTGAAGCAGGTGCTATTGTTCGTACTGCTATGAATATTGCTAATGGTTTAAACGATTTAAGTGTTGGCTTGTATAAAGAAGGAACAACTTCTAATGCACAACTCAATGGTCTTACTTACCTTAAACAAGGTACTGGTTTAGATACTAAACAAGTTGGTAATGCGGCTACTACTTCTTTTATTTTGTTAGCCCCTATGTTGTCAGGTGCTGCAAATCAAAAAGACGGTGAGATTATGTCTGCTGAAGACAACTCTGATATCAGTGGTTTAGATCAAATGTTAATGGATGATGGTGATGGTCCGCTAAGTAAGGTAGCTGTTAACGGTGGTCTTAAACGGGACATGGTTGAAAAGAACCTAGGTCGTCTGTTTAAGAAGTTATCTAAAGGTGCAGGAGAAGAAACCTTTGTTGGTGACTCCCAAGCTATTAATCAAAACATTTCTAATGAAGCGGCTGGTGCAACTATTAGCCAAGCACTAGTTGATAAAGGATATCTAATTGAGGATGTTGATCCACAAGGTACTGAGATTCTTCGGTTAAGTCCTGGTTTAGGTGCTGAGTTGAGATACAAAAGCAAAGGCATGCAACGTAGTGTTACTGGTGCATTGTCAGGTAAAGCTCAAAAGGCTCCTCCAACAGAGACAGGTGCTTATCAAGGTGCGTTGCAAGACGTCCGTGAAATGGATAAGAAAAAGCAAGAGTATACTGCTACCAAAGAAATGGCGGAAGCCAAAGGTGCTGTAGCTAAAGTACCCTTATTTATTTCTCCTGTTAAAGCTTACTTTGCTGCTTTGTTTAATGAAGCTATTCTCGGTCATGTAATGAATCCAACTAGTCCAGCACAATTAAATGTTATGGGCTTGTTAAAGGTATCTGAAGAAGACATTCAAGATGCTTCTGTTAATGGAAACAAAACAGCGGCAGAAGTGATTGATCAAAAAGTAAACAATCTTCAGACTGAACTAGGTGACATGGCAAAACATGTAGCTTATGGTGGTCCGCAGTTCTCTACTTACTGGGAAGACTATGCAACACACCGAATGTATCAGGATGCAACTGACTTTAATCCACAACGTAATAAGTGGACTCGTGCATTAACAGTAGGTAAGTCTGCTCCTATTATGCTTAATAGTAACTTCCATAATACAGGTGTTAACAAAGCAACTGCTGAAGGTTTCTTTAACAGGATTGCAGGTAAAGCTCGTAACAATAACTTTTCTTTGTCATCAGATGAAAAAGAGTTAAGCTTCCTTACAACTCTTGGTCGTGTGCTTGACTCAAGTAGATCTGCGGGTATGTCATCTGAATCTATTTTGTTGCCTGACTTGTTACAAACAGTAACACCAGAGTTTATTGCTGAGGCTGCTGCAAAGGGTAGATTGTTGCGTAGCATTGTGCCTAACAATACTCGTGAAGTTGTTAATGCTCTTGGCAAACCAGAAGGTCTTATTGAGAAACTTACTCCTGCTCAAAAGGGTGCATTAGATAATTTCCTTAAAGAAGCAGATAGAGATGACTGGGGTTACAAACTTCAGGCTTATCTTGATGCCGCTAATTACTTAGATTCTAAGTTAAATGGAACTCCTTTTACTCCAAGGGTTACTGTAGCTCTTGATATGAATTCTGCTGGTCGTTCTTTCTTAGCTTCTGATGTTGGTAACATGGATATTTTAAGCCGTGTTGGTTTGGTATGGGATAAGTTTATTGATAAAGTTGGTGATCTATTTACCGATACATTACCTAATGAGAAAGGTGATCCACGATATTACTTTACAACAGTAGCTCTAGATCAAGGTATTGCTTCTGCATTTGGAGATAGCCAACCAGATAAGGTTGAAAACTTTAAAATTCTACTTGCTAAATATGGTGGTGCAGGAGTTGCTGGTAATAAACAATTCAATAAAGACTTCTCAAAGAAAGTCTTGATGACTACCGACTATGGTAAGCCAGCTAATTACCACATTGCAGAAGCCCAAGCTTTCTTAAAGAGTCATCCTGAATTTAGAGATGAAGCAGTAAGGTTTTATAATGGTGACGTTAATGCTTTAGCTAAAGACATTAATGAAATTTATAAATCAACTCTAAAACAAACAACTGACTCTTGGCAATATGTATTACCTAAAAAGATGGTTAGGTATTTACAAATGTTTGGTCGAGTGCCTAAGCCAATTGGTTACTATAATGAAAACATTTCTATTGGTAGATTTGGTACTGAACCTACAGGCAATATTGTTCAGATTAAAGGTACAGAAGGTATACGAAGACGTATAATGGAGACTGCCAGAATGTTTAACCCATTAGCACCAGCTAAAGCTAAGGGCTTAAGGTTAGACGATGGATCTTTGTTTACACCTGAAGAAGGTTCTGGAGCAGTTAACCAAGTTGGTCCTACATTCGGTCAATACCGTGAGTCAATTATTATTGCTGAGACAGCAAGGTTACTTAATGGTAATAAGACACCAGCAGACTCTAGCTTTATTATTCCTGTGTTTGATAACTTTATTGTTGACTCTATGAGTTATCCATTTGTTCACTATGTAGCTAACAATATTGTAGCTCCTAAAGTGTTTGAGTGGAACATGGCTAAAGGTTTTACTACTGACTTTATGAAGCAACTCAGAGAAGCTGTTCCTGAAATGATGCGTAATGATGAAATTGTAGTTGGTCCAGGATCACCTTACAAAGGTATGTTTACTACTATTGATCGTGAATACAAATATCTAAAAGATAAAAAACCAAATGAGTTAGCAGATTATCAAAAGAAATTAAAAGAATTTCTTGAAAGTAAATCTTCAGGTTATACACCTCCGGGTCCTGATAGACCTGAGTCTACTCGTATTACAAAACAACAGGCAAAATCTTTAGCAGATAATATGTATATGTATTATAATTTTAATTCAAAATATTCAGGCATATATGCTTGGGATAGCTTAAAATATAAAGACAAACGTGATGCATTCTTAAAAGAACTTAAAGCACGAGGCAACAAGGGAATGATTTATTTCTTTACCTGACAAATAAAAAAACCCCTATTAGGAATTATCCTAGTAGGGGTTATTTTTTTTTTTTAGCTTAATAGCTGGTTATACATATCTAATGCTTGTGATTTATTACTCTTAGCAGTTTCTTCAGCTTCTGTTTTAGTATAAGGCATACCTGTTTTGTCGTTAAGAACATCAACTAAGCCTGTTGAACTTTGTTTATATACTTCATTGATTACATAAGGACCAAGGTCTTTAGTATAAAGAACATTATCAGGGATATTAATACCAACATCCCGCATATCTATTTGAAAGTCATGATCATCATAGTCATGACCTCTTAATGCTTGTACGTTATATGATTTCATTTAAAACTCTTTCCTAAAGTTGCTTTGACTTTCCAGTTAAGCTTAGACAAGTCTCTAATATAGTCACCAACAAATGTAGCTAATCCACCATAGCATTCCATGTCAGCTTCATCATAGATCTTTTGAGCGGAATTACATAGTGAATCAAAGTCTTCATTCAACCATGTAAACATTTCTTTACTAGGTTTCTTTGGTGAATCGCATTCAACCATGTCAGTCATACTAAGGACTTCTTTAAGAGAACAAGGTGTTCCTTTGTTTAGCTGACGAATCTGCTCGCCAATCCCGTCATGTTGTTCATGTAGAAACTCATAGATCTCTTGCAACAAAGCATGATCTTGAGCAAACATAGGACCTTCTACATTGAAGTGATAGGTATGTGACTTAAAATATGTTACAAAGTTGTCTGCAAACAATTGCATAAGCATTGTACATAGGTCACTGTCTTTCATTTTGGGTGGTGTCATTGTTGCCATCTTGTTTTTCCTTATCTTTATCCTGACCTTCAGGTGGTTTCTTGCCAAAGATCAGGTCATAATTACTTTGGAACTTGTTTTCATCGGTTGGTCTACGACCACTACCTTTACCCATAATAGCCTTTGCTAATATTAAACTCGTAGGATCTAACGTTTTCACCTAAGATATACTTACCCCATACCTCAGGGAGTTTTAAGCCCTGTAGCTCAATGTCGTACCAATAGGCTCTGTCATCATGCAGGATTTCTTCCTGAGATTTGTAGTAGTCAGGACACAAGTCCTCAATATCATGTTGATTAATCATCTTCATCCTCATTTAATAATGCTAATAAGCTTTTATCTTTATTTTTAGCTTTTAATTCAAAATAATAATCAGCATTAGTATCTATAAACTCTTTAAATAAAGTTAATTCTTTAATTAATAATTCTAATTTATCATACTTTTCTTTTAATGATTTCTTATCATATATGTGCATATCTAATTCTGATTTACGATAACAATCAGATATACATATAGTACCATCCATAGAATAAGCACTGATATCTGCTCTGATTTCAATCATTGCAGTACCTTGAGTCTTATTAAGGAATTTCCTTGAATAGTATTTAGGGTGTTTTGTTTTAGCCATTGTTGTGTCCTATGTTTATTGAAGAGAGGTAGTGGGATTCGAACACCACATCCCGAAGCTTATACATCCTCGATTCTAACCAGTTGAATTATACCCCTCTAGCTGAATATCTTATGAACCTAATCACTTGACTATCAGATTGTTCAGTGACTCCGTAACGGTAGAGTCGGACCGAGGGTTGCGGAGAAGGGAGTCGCACCCCTGACCTATGGATTATGAGTCCATCGCTCTTCTACTGAGCTACTCCGCTTTTCTATTAGGTACCTGCTAAGAAAGGTTTAACTTTAGTAGGGGTAAAGCCTACAGAAGTCCTGAGTACCTGATCATTGTTATCAACCATAATCATAGTAGGTACTGTACGGATACCGTAGTATGATACTGAATCTCTGTTATCCTCAATAGGCATACTTACAAGTTCAATCTCAGGGTATTCTAACAAGGCTTCTGCTAGGAATGCATCTAGTTGCTTACATGGTTGGCACCATGCGGCAGAGAATTTAAGTAGTTTCAAATCTCACACCCTCCAGCTGTACAAGCTAATGTCTGCGCACCTTCTACATTGTCACGATCTTCCATAAAGAGATTCCATTCAACAACAGGTAGGGTGCTGACAAGACTATTGTAAGTTTCCAAGTTGGTGTCCTCGTATGGAGCCTGACGATAAGTACCACCATCATCAGGTAAGAAAGAAATTCCAGTACATTCATCAAAGTGTTCATATACCCATGCTCCTACTTCCATCCATTCATGATCCTTAACTGAGATAGTTACTGAAGGCTTATGCTCACACCAGTGACGTTGATATGCCAACCAGATATTAAGGTGTTCAATAGCATTGATATCCTTACGGGTAAATCCTGGTGACTGTTGTGGGAAGCTAAACACAGCTGTCTGGTCTGGCTTCATAACGCAGTCCTCATGAGGTACACCTTGATCAATCAAGAATTGAGTCAGTGGGTCTTTCTTATCTTGACGAATACGTCTGATGTAGTATGGTGCGTGTCCTGCATGGATACCGCTGGATGTCTGTGTAAGTTGAGACACAGTACCTTCAGGCTTAACACAAGTGATAGCGGCTGACTCAGGTACACCCAAGATCTCTGCCCACTCTTTGTTTGTATCACGAGCTACATCACGAAGTGTCTCAAGGATCTGTCGTAATGGAGTATGTGTACTACCACGCAAGTAAGGGTTATCAAGGATACCAGTCATTGATACACCCAAGAGACGTTCTTGTTCTGTATTCTTTTTCCAGATGTCACGTAGATAAGGGAAGTCAGTTAGTGTAGATTGCATTGTACCCATGATGGTAGCCAAGCGAACTTTAGTTTTAAGAGATGCAAGGTTGTCATCAGGAGACACAACAATAGTAGACAAGTTACAGAATTGATATGGCTTAAGAATAATCTCTGAGCATGGGTTAGTGCCATAGTCAGTGCTGATATCTCTACGACCCCATTTAGCGGCTTGCTTCTGTGAGGCTTCACGGTTGAAGATACCACGCTCACCTGAGTGACTGTTATAGATATCTAACCATTCCTTCATGAATTCACCAATAGAAGGTTTGTTGTTGTATACTGCTGAGTTGTTAGCCAAGGCACGTTCACCATGGTTCTCCCACCAAGCACCTGCCTTAGCTGTTGCATGATCATAGTCACCTAAGTCACCAAGAGAAATCATGGCTGACCTACGTACACCACCTACAACGACTACCTCACCGATCTTACACATGATATCGTGGGCTTCAATAGACTTAAGCTTACGACCTTGAGCCGCTTTAAACTTATCTACTGTATACTGGAACAAGTCTACTAGTGGGCCTGGACCTGAAGCACGACCACCGAATGTCTTAAGTGGAGCACCTGCTGGACGTACTAAAGATACATCCCACTTAGGAATAGTACCAGCATACAGGCGACTGATAAGCAATTTATATGCTTCACACCAACCTTCTTTAGAGTCTTCTACTGTAATAATCTTATCTGATTCTTCTAATGTGGGTACAGTAGGTAATTTGTTTGTATAGACTTGCTCACATGAGAAGCCTACACCAGTACCACACAAGAGGATATACATAGCCTCATCAAAGCAACGCTTATGATCTACAGGAAGGTAGCTACAGTTATAAGCCGCTACGTGAGTACGCTTAAGAGCTTCACCAGCAGTCATAACAGAACGCATAGATGGTAATACTGACAAGTTATTAATGCTTGTTCCTAAGATATCCCAAATAGTATCTTGGGTATTGATCTTGTCTTTAAGTTGTTCTTTAAAGAAGTCTACCCATCGAGTAGAAGTTTCATCCCAGTTCTCTCTACGTTTTTGTTCGGGTAGGTATCGAGCATAACGGGATTTGGCGATAAGTTGTTGGTAAGAGTTCATGAATTCCTTATTGTTGATTGTTGTCTGGTATTAGGTACCGACTCATTGCATTACTATTAGCCATAGTAATAAAAGTATTAATAATCCTGTTGTTAACAAAAGAAATACTCCGAGTTAGTTATATCAGAAAGTTCTAAATTACCTAGATCAGGTTGATTAAACGTGAAGCTATCCTTATTATCCATAAGGTTATCTTGAAGTATGTTAAAGAAGTTTTCTACATCATATTGTGCTATGAATGTCATTTTAGTTACTTCTTGTAGGAAATCAATCTCAGAAGCATGTGAGCTAAAGGAGTCGTGTACGGCACCAAAAGAGCCATTGAAGCTAACAATAGTATTAGCCATATGAGCAGCATCATAGGAGTGAACAATATTAGGACTAATACCCGAAGCATAGCTTCTCCTGCACGGTACCCGTTCACCTGTTTCTTTGTTAAGGACATCAACCTTGATAACGTGCATAACACGACCATCTTTATTTCCTTGAATACCCTTGATAGTGCCTCTTTGTTTACGTTCATGTTGTAAGTAAGCCTTATATATTACTGGGAACCCCGAGGGTGTTGTCCATGTAAGTTGATTTCTTCCTGAATTGAGTTCATGTTCTGCAATCTTCTGTAAATACTTGGTTGTCTTAAGTGGTCCTGCACAGACAGTGTTAATAGCTTTGATTAAGTTACCTGCTAATACATCACATTGATCCTCAGTAATATTGTACTTAACAGTATAACCTTCTACGTGACAGTCTTCATACATGTTTTTTGCTATACGCATTTTACCAGCACTGTATGCACGAGTCATTGAGCCTCGTTTAGCTATACCTTTTCTGATATGTTTCATAGGCATATCTTTAATCTCAAAGTACTCAGGCATAATACCAATGAGTTCTTTAGCAACAGCTACGTAGAAGTCTTTCTGGATAGGTGTAGGAACAAGTGAAACCAGCGTACCAGCTTGTTTGTCCTTAGACATAGCTGCTAAGTGTTGCCATCCGTTATTACTACCATCAATAGGTATAGGTAGTCCAGACATAAACTCCTTACCTTCCATCTTAGCTCTCTTATAAGCTAACAACTCATTACAACAAGCTAAGAAGCTATAAGACTTTTCAGCATCAGGATGAATAGTCTTAGTACGAGCTACATCATAGATAAACTCAATGTTGTTATCTACCCATGCAACTCTATCTTCAAGAGTCATTTTGTCTACTGATATAGTATCAAGACCTTCACCCTCAAGATAAGCTTTATAGTCTGTCTTAAAATACTTAGGTATATCACTGATAATAAAAGACTTATTAAAGCAAGCTGCTGTATGCACTTTAATCCAGAATAAACCTCTCTCAGTAACTTTCTTTTTGTTAGCAAACATAAACAAGCTACGAGCAAGGTCACTACCTTGGAACTCTAAAAATGATTCTGCATAATATACTCTACCTCGGTAGTCACAAGAGACTTCCTGAAAGAAAGTTCTTTCACCAATCATCTCAGCCTTCTTAAGCACTTGCATGTACTCAAAGTATTTACTCATCATACGTTGTAGCTTAGGATCTTTCTTACCAAGGAATTTAGTACCATCTGTATGAGACAGTTTTTTAGGTAAGTCTAGGTTCTCATGGTGTATATTGTATTCTCTTACAACACCATCTTCATCGACCAACTCAAGGATTTCCTTAGGAGTCTGTGCTTGCATAGCAGTTAACACAGGAATGTTAAGCTTCCAAGACTGTTGTCGAAGAGTCTCAAGAGACCTTACAAATGTTTTATTAAGGTTATCATGGAATAGCTTAGAGTTAGTCCAGCCCTTAATAAAAGGTTCTTTAGTTAGTGGGCTATATAGACCCATGATAGGTAACAAGGGTTCAAATGAAGTACCAATTAATGTTGGCTTAATATCATCTGCTTGGTTAACAATGCGTACCATATAAGGAGCTTTGTATCCTGCATATTCCCTGAAGATGTCAATCAGTCCATCTTGAAGGAACGTTTCAAGAAGAAGATCTCCAAGCGATAGAGTTGACTTGATATCAAGTTCGTCAGCTCCAATAGCTCTTGCAATTCTTTTTCCGATAAGGTCAGAAGCAAAGGTGAGTTTAACAGAGGCGCTATGCGTTGCGTTCTTGTTACGAATGCAGTATCTAAGGAGGGTATCCCAAGATTCGTTGATAAATCTTTCAAGTTCATATTCCCATGTTGGGTAGTGTGCTAGAAGGCGAGCACCCTCATTGTAGATCTTATCTGAGTTGGGGACAACCTTCGATACACGTTCAGTAAGATAATTTAATGGATTCATTTATTCAAAGTCAACAAAAGTTGTTTGCATTAAGCGACCAGTGTCAGCGTCATACCTAGTATTACCGCAGTCACCTGTCATACCCGTGAATCGAGATTTCAATACACGAAGCTTAATTGTGTTACGCATCTGTTCTGTCTCAGCAATCATGTTGCGTGAGAAAGCAATGATGTCAAATGAGATTTGTTTAATAGAGCCTGAGCCTTTGATGTCATCAATGGTTGGCAAGTGACCTTCTTCAAAAGGCTTTTCACCCTTACGTAGGTGAGACACAACGCCTAACCAGACGTTATGCTTCTTACAAATCTTAAGTAGATCACTCATGACTGAGTCAACTGCTTCATTACCTGTACGACCCTTAGCACCCTCAGACACAGCAATAGTGATGTGGTCAAGGATGATATATTTACAACCCATCAGGGCTAAGTGTTCAAGTTTGTCTATAAGAGACTCATCTCCTACAGATCCTTGGTGATCAAGCAGTACTAAGCGTTCATCACCAAACACTTGTTGATGAGCTGCATACATTTCTTCTTCAGTTACTTTGTTTGTAGTAAGGTTCTTACGTAACTGCATACCAATAAACTTCTCAGCAGAGTCACCAATGGATTCTTCGAGTGATACCATACCGATCATATCAGTTGTCTTAGCTAAGATTTCAAGTACAATTTCTTTAATGACTGTACTCTTACCTGAGCCTGTGCCTGATGTGAACAATACAATCTCACCTAAGCGAAGACCATGTAGCTTGTCGTTGAGAGTCTTCAAGCATTCAGGGTAAGGCAAAGAATTAGTTTCTTTCTTACGCATGAATTGTTCCCAGATAGCCTCGCCTTTAACAACACCTGCTGGACTGAATGTACGTGCATCAAAGATACAGTTCATTAGCATAGCTGAACCATGCTTAATCAGTACATCACAAGGATCTTTTTCAGGTAATGATGCTACCTTAACCTTATCATAGCCAATGATCTTAGCGGCTTGATCTGTAGCTTTCTTTCCTGCATCATCTTGATCGAACATCAATACGACTTCATCGAAGTTACGTAACCATTCACGTTGTTCAAGGATCATTGATGTGGCTGATGCAGAGGGTAATGCTACTACTGGGTAGAACCTACCATACTTATCATGTTGGGCTTGAGCTACAGCTAGTGCGTCTAGTTCTCCTTCCGTGATGATAATGCGCTTACCACCCGTTGAAACATTCTGACCGAATAACTGTACACCTTTAAACTCACCGTGAATAAGAAAGGTTTTAGGTAGTTTACGCTCTTTATAGGCAACAATACCATTGTCTTTAGTATATGGATAAAAATGGCTACTGATAGTACCATCCTCAGCATACGAAACCTTAACACCGTAGTGAGCTGATACGGGTTTGGTGATACCTCTTTCTTGGAATCCTCTTGTGTCATACTCTCTGATCTCCTCTATTGTGTGCATATCGTAGTTTTCTTTGTGGTAAACTGTTGGTTTAAAGTTAGGGTCTGTTGGTGCTGATTTACAACACGAAAAGCAATAGCCAAACTCATCATCTTCTTTATAAGAAAAAGCATCTGATGAGCTGCACTTAGGACAAGCGGTATGAATCCACCTTGACATATATTAGTTCCAGTCTCTGTTGTCTTTATACTCTCTAATACGTTCTCTGCGATCTTTAGCTTCTTGTTGAGTTTCTTTCTTACGTTTGAATTGATTTTTGAAATCTTCTTTTAATGAAGGGATTTCTTTTTCAAGTGGTTTAATAGGCTTATTCTTATTCATGATTTAGGTTTTAAAAACTTTACTGCCCCGATGTTTCCGTTATACCAGATACGTTCTCCATCAGGAGTTTCATTTCTTGAAAGGACTTCACATTGCCACTGCTCCTGAGCCTCCCTATACGTAAGCATTCCTTTTCCGTATACCCAGTCATAGATAACAAAAGTAAATGTTTCAGGTCCATAGAGTTCAAGATCATCAAGTAGTTCTCTACAAGAGGATCTGTAAACTCTCCAATCAGACTCTCTTCGAGTCTTAACTCTGCGCTTAGCTCCTGCGGGTAGTCTAGATGTTTCACTTATGAGTTGCTTTCTTCCGATGTATTGTCTTCCAGTTGGTCCGAAGACGGCATAGATGAATCCGAAGGCGTTGGCTGGTCGCTCTGTAAGGGCAATCCAATGTCCGTAATCTTCCATGATAATCTTTCCTTTAGTTCTTCAAATGATAGTGGCTTAAGGTCCTCATCACTCTCTCTGATGTATATGCAGTTAGCACATTTCAAAAAGAAAGGTTCCCAATTATCACCACATTTTTCTTTCCAGATGTCAATAACCCTTGACCACAAGTGGGTATTAGGTACACCATTGATTAACTTCTCAGCTGTCTTTGGTCCAACACCTCTTAAGCCTTGGATATTATCTGTTGCATCTCCTGTTAAGATTTGCATCATAAGGAATCGATAACCTTCTTCTGGTTCAACGTAGTACATTGTATCCTTACGAAAGTTATAGTGCCACCCAGGAATACAGTCTAAGTCTTTATCTATATGGCATACAACATAACGTTTGTTGTCTCCTACTGCTAAGTCAGCGGCAATACCACAGTAATCATCTGCTTCACCACCATCTGACTGTATACTAAACTCTTTACAATACTCATATAGGTCTTCAATACGATCCTTAACTTCAGGTTCTATATTATCTTTTCTATTACCTTTATAGGCGGCATCTACTTGATACCTAAAGTTATCTTTACCTTTAATAAAGACAGCACCAGCAATAGCTCCGGTGTTAGTCATAATCTCTTTTAACTTATCGTCAAGAGCTTTACGACATAACGCTGGAGATGGTTGCATGTAAGCAATCTGATACAGAATACTATCTGCATCAATAATTGCTATGTCAAATTGATCTTCTGATTCAATCATCAGTGTACCTCTGCATATGTTTTACCTGTATGTGCGTCACCACCCATGCACTCGATACCAAACCACTTAGGGGCTTCAGTGAATGCTTCGATAGATAGCTCTGTTACTTCTTCTGCATACTCATCTTTAGTTACAACAGCAACTTCATCATGATAATGTAGAACAAAGTAGTGTGGGATGTTACGTTCTTTTAGTTTGTCTCTGAGATATACTGCTGCCGCCTTGCAGCTGACACCTTCAGCAGTCTGTAATAGGTAGTTAAGTACCTGATGCTGAGAGCTTACGAATACCATACGACCATCGATACCTCTGATGAAGGCTTTATCCTTACCAAATGTATTAGATGTTTTATCAAATAGACTTGATAGATTATCCTTAAGTTCTTTTAATCCTGGGATTGAATTCTCAAACTTTTCTTTAGCAGTTCTACCCGTCTTCGCATCCGTCTTACCCGTAAGTATGAGACCAAGCTTACCATCACCACCCCCGAACAGGAAAGCATAAAGAAAAGGCTTAGCAAGCTTGCGGCTAGTTCCAAGAGCATCTGCATTTCGCTGGTGAACATCTCCATTGATTACCTCATTAGTAAATTCATCGTTACGTATGTAGTGGCAAAGACCACGCATCTGATTTCCAGCCGAGTCAGCACCGACAATGGTTGTTCCGGGTTCGGATACAAGAAGTCCTCGCATCTCTTTCCCATATACAGAGTCAACAGAAGGGAGATTAGCAACAACTTCATGGCGACACCTAAAAGTAGGTGTACCAATAGTCCACATGCGACCATGTAAACGATTGTCTTTACTGTTTCTAACTTCATTGATCCAACCCTCAAGGATACCTTTACGGCTCCTAATAGTATAGTATTCACTGACAAGCATAGCATCAGGACCAAGCTTCTCAAGAGAAGATTCGGTAATCTTAGGTGACTTGTTAACAAACTTACCATTGATTTTCTCTACGTTCCATTCGTCAGGTACCCATCCAATAGAATACAACCAGTCCTTTACGACTTCGATTGATCCGACTTTACCTTGTTCAAAGGAGATTCTACAGTAGGCTCCTTCAATAGGTCTTTCAGTTCTTCCCGACTCTTGCGGTAGATTAAAGTGTTTAACAGTGGCGACTGTATAGCACCCGTCTTTTCGCCATGCGGGTTCTTTGAATTCGTCTTTTCCATCTGTCTTGATACACCTCATTCCGATCTTAGGTTCAAGTACCATCTCAATAGCATCTAACTTGTTGTTAATCTCTGTTAGCAGTGTCTGAGCTTTAGCCATATCAAACATCCAGCCTTTAGCTCTGATGTCAGCTTCGATTTTAGCAAACTCAGTCTCAACCTCAATACCTTTTTTGTACAATGGGTATTTACGAATCAAGTTAGTAGCTTCTTCAGCGAGTACCTTGTATACCTTAACATTGAGTTCAACATCTCGGATACAGTATGTAAGCATTTCTTTACTGTAGTTATTAAACTCAGTGAAGTCAAGCTTAGGATAGTTTAGTTTAGCACCCCATCCCTCTAGACCATGTTTATGCTCACGCTTATACTGGTTTAGTTGGGATAAGATCCATGTGTCTACTACCTTAACTGTCTCAGGTAGTTTGAATCCAAGTATATAGTCTAGTACTACTAAGTCATAGCCAATAATGTTATGACCAAAGACAATATCAGCCTTGGATATGAAGTCAAGACCTTCAGATAAGCTTGGTAGCTCATCGTCATAGTCTGAGAATGAGTAAACATTTCCGTTGTCTGAATCAACAGCAACAAGACACCAAATCTTATTTACATCTGGAATGAAACCATTAGTCTCAATGTCTACACATAGACGTAGTTTATTCATTATTGTCCTCATAAGGTACATTCTTTAACACTGCTGGTAAAGGATCACCAAGCATTTCAATCCAACAGAGTTGACACCACTGACCTTCATAACCTTTAATGCTACTATAAATTACATGTTTATGTTCACCATGCTTTGGGCAAGTGATTACCCACATTTCATATGAACCAAGAAATATATCATCAGTCATGCATCTCTCCATGTCCAACCAAGTAGTTTCTCAGTGTTTTTAATTTGTTCATCTGTAGGTTTGTGATACATAGAAAACGATACACTTGGTGTGACTTCTGCATATAGTATCCAATAACCAACAGGTAAAGGTGTTTTATGAAAGGCATATGTCTTAACGTTTTGTTTCCAACATTCACATCCTTCACCTATATAATACATTTCACTACAATAACTACAAGTCATTTTAAACATTATACTTGTCCTCTTGCTTTAATAGCATCAACACAACGATCATGTTGGTGTTTGTAGATATCACTTATTTTGTTAGCATTAATTGAATAGCCTTTAGGATACCAAATAAAGTGATGTGTTAATGAATGTTCAACTGCTTTTAAACATGCTGCACGTTCTTCTAGTATAGCTAGCTTAACAAAGTCAATTAGTTCAATCTCATCTTCTTGTTTAGCTTTACTAATGATGTCTTCTCTGTTCATGCTTGTTCCCTCGCTTGGATGGCATCACGATATGCGGCTGTACCTTGACCCCAACCTTCTTGATACGCCTCACCCCATGAACTGTTGCCAACAGGCGCTTGCACATCTTCGTGGTCATGCAGGGCTTCACACGCCTCACGCTCGGCAGAAGCGACAAGGGCGGCAAAGCGTTCAAGCTTGTCTAGATAAGTAATTTCACCAGTGCGCCAATAAAAAGGCATTTGTGCCTCTTGTGCCATGCGAATAATATCTTCTTTATTCATTAAGAATACCCCCGTAGAATGATGTGTATGGAGCCTCTAACATTCGAGCCTCCATTTCTGAGGGATCAAAGAAGTATTGCTCTCTTAAATCTTTTTTATCGTAACTTAGTTTATTAAACTTAGGTATCTTACGATTGCATAGGTACTGACATGCATGTACAATTTCATGGGCAAGAATGTTAATAAACTTATCCATGACATAGTGGTTTGGACCCCATTCGTTTAGTAGTGGGTCTCTTAACTGAATAAGAATACGTCTATCTACATCATTGTATATGGTTAATCCTTGTTCATTACAGTTTTCTTCATATTCAATTAAGCAGATATGCACTACAAACTTTTTATCCGTGATAGGTACCTTGAAACGTTTGCTGTAATCATTAAGGCAATCGAAGAACATTTGCCTTACATCTTTTTCAGCATCAGGTAGACAAGCTACTGTCACACGGATATTCTTAGGTCTATCATAGGTTTTCTTTGATTTTGTCATCAACTACCTTTGCATTAGGTGACCCAAGTTCTTGTAGTTCTTTAGCCATCTCCATGACCATCTCAAGGAAGTTATCAATTTGATCGTTAAGCCCTTGAATGATTGTATGGAGGTGCCAGTTATACGCACCTAAAGCTACTAAACTAATAGCAAGTAATGCTGTTGTTTCAGTCATTATTATATAGTCCTGTGTTAATCAGCAACATTGGATCAATGAATGCTTCATGTAGTTGTGTGTTATTAATTATAACACCTTGATTAGTTAAGAACTCAGTCCCTCTAGAGCATTTATAATTGTCTCTAAAAACCACTCGATGAATCCCAACAGCGTATATAAGCTTAGCGCAATCAATACAAGGGGAAAGAGTGCTATACAGAGTAGCACCCAGAGTAGATTGATTAGAACGGGAAACCTTGGCAATTGCCTGAGTTTCTGCATGGAGAACCTCGTATACTTGGGTATCATTGTTAGTTCCTCGTGGTGTACCGTTGTATGAGAATGAAATGATGTTATCATCTTTGACAATGATAGCACCTACTTTACGATCTTCTGCGTATGATTGCTGAGAAATCAGGTTAGCAATACGCATATAGAACAGATCCCAGTCACTTTGCGATTTCAAGTTCTACCTCTCTGTCATAGTCATATTCAAGTTCAGCTATACTATCTAGAATATAGTGTAGCTTATACTCAAGCTCATCTGTTAGTGGGGTAAAGAAGTCAATAGTAACTCGTACTACACCCTCTTGTGCTGTATCAATTAACATAATAGGCTTTCCATTTTAACCATGTATTAGCTTTCTCGTTATAGGCATTCATGATATTGTCTTCACTTAAATCCAGATCGGATATCAAGTGATTAAGACAAAACATTAATTGACCCATTTCTTCCTCAAGTTTATCTCGATTACTTTCTTTACCATCTTTGGGATAAATTGTATCAAGACCAAACCTCAGTACCTTCATAATGTTCTGAGAAACTTCATTACATTCTTCAGCTGTTGTATACAGTGTATACGCTTTATCTCTGTTCATGTGTTCTTTTCCTTGAGTTTGGCTTGTATGCGCTGAAATGCCACAAGATAGTTGCCTCGCTCTGCAATCTGACAGGCTTCCAAAAAGTCCTCATCCGTCAGCCCAACCCATGTGCGCTGTGGTCCTGTGTAGAGAGGAATTGAATATGTAAATGTATCCTTTTGTTTAGAAAAAAAGTTTTCATCTAATTGGTTCATCCAAGCTACAGGCTCTTGTTCTGGCTCTTTAGGGTACGCACCAGAACCACCGCAAACAAAGCATTCTTGGTCTGTGCCAATGTCAGGGTCACGAGTAACCCAACCAGAACCTTTGCAATTACCACAAGGCTTTTGTGCTGGCTCATAGTCCCGCCCCAATTCTCTGGCGTTCTCTGCCATCTTTTCGAGGGCTTCGTTGGCTAAGGCTTCTTTTATGGCGGTGATGGCTTCATTAGTTTGCTCTATAGGGCGTGTCTGTGCTGTGTGGTATTCCAACGCCTCCAGCGCCAGCTTCAATGCTTCTTTAGTCATTGATTTCCTCTGCTTCTACTATATAAAACATTTCACCATTGTAGATGTCAAGGTAATCTTCCCTGACCATCTCTCGGATGATAGTATCAATATCAGCCATTGTTTCAGGTTCATAGTTGATTTCAAAACAGCAAGTTACAACATACTTTTTCATAGGTTCTCCGTGTGTATCTATAAGGTACCGACTGTGGTTGTGTTGATTTTAATCAAGTTTATCAATGCTATAGTGTTCGTATACCATCTTTAAAGCCTTTTTAAATTTCTTTACTTTATTTTTGTTTTCGCATTCATCTAAACTAAATAGGTTGCTACTTAGTTTAGCGTCACACATTTCATTGTAAGTATTTCTTATACTTTGAGAAACAATATTACATTCGCATTCAAAGTCTACTTCAATCATTACCATTGCTCTACCTCCAGTGGATCAATATAACCAAACCTGATTAGACTATCTTTAACTTCTGAGGGTAATTCATATACACCATCATAGTCAATCAGGAACATTCCACGATCAAACCAGAGACCTCCACCTGATTCGTCACCAAGTTCATTATGCTCAAACCAACCATAGTTAGTGCTAGGGCTAATTTGAATCTCATAGTTTTGACCACCTAATTTAATAGTGAAGTCATGTTTAACAGCATGTGATTTTGCCATATCAATTATCCTTATCTAAGATTATTTGAAAGGTTATAGTACAGTGGACTCATACGAGTCTTTAACTGCAGAAGCATTATAGTTTCTAACTCAAGCATTTCTTGATCAGAACCATATGCAAGGATTGTCCTGATAAATCTTGATGGACATTCATTGTATTCAGTCATAAGGCTTTCAGACGAACAAACATACCCATCATCAGGTTTACCTCTGTGTTTACCAATGTACTTCTTATCGGTATCTTTGTTAACCCACATATACAGGAAAGAGTCACCTTCTTGTTTATGTGCTTCAGCATCATCTGCTAGATAGACAGTCTCTTGTGGAGTACCATCAATGTGATTCTGCCAGATCTCTTTAACGTAGGCTACCATAGGATCACCTTTAGGGGCTTTCCAGAAGACTACAAAAGATGGCTGTCCTTCGTTGGCACAGAGATATTCAAAGACCCATTTGTTGTGGAGACCATTATACTCTTTACCTTCAATGGATACCTTAACCATAGATTTGCCAGTACTAGAAGTGTAAGTATCAACTTCATCTACAGTGCATTCATAGATGTCGAAGAACTTAACACTTCCAGCGACAAAACGTTTAATCGTCTTGATATGGTTCATTAGTTGCTTTTTTGTAGTGTGTGTTCATTGTATAGAATGACCCGTCTTCGTCTAGATTAGAACAGACTACAGAAGATCTTACATCAAAGCATCTGCCAAGTTTAGGATGATCTAGAACTAGTGGAATGGATGCGAATGTTAATGTAATATCATTGAAGTCAACTTTATGGAATGTTGGAGTTCCGAAGTAATGTACTACCTTTGGTTCATTCATAAGACTTTACCTTCAGACTTGTACTTGATGAGTGCCTGAAGATACCACAGAGCTTTGTTTAACTCTTGTACTTCTTGGTCTTTATTACCACAACGCATCAGGTACTTATACACTTGACCGAACAAGTGAGCTTCAACACCTGACTTACCTTCAAGCATGTCAACCATGAGTTCCATGTATTGTTTACCTGCGGCTACGTTCTTGTAGTGTGGAGGGTTGATGTGATCTTTGTATAGTGATTCTTTTACCAAGTCTTTAAACTCTTGTGTTTGGAATGTTGGTTTTTCATCAGCATCAATTTCATCATTGTATGACGTAGCGAAAGCTTCAGACCAACCTCGGTCAAGTTCTTTACGTTCTTGTTTAAGGAATTTTTTAGATTGAATGTCAAAGAAATCTTCTTCATCCCAATGTGATAGGATTTTGTCGATACGTGATTGTGGCACTGGTTTTGGTTTCATTGTGATTTCCATTAGTATACATCTCCGTTTATAATGATTTTAGTATCTTCATAAGGGGCGGCAATTCTACGATAGAACTCTAGTTTAGCTCCTTCAAGTGCGCCAACAATATCATTTACAGACTGATATGATGGGCTTTTATTGTAGTAGTCACGAATGAATGTTGTGATCAGGAAGTTTAATTCACCTGCACAGTGTGGCTCATAGTTGAGCATGTGTGGTGATTGACGGGCTTCTTCAGTTATGTATGGCATATTAGTCCTTAAATGAAACGCAGTACCAGATGTAGTATATGCTTATGATTGTTAATACTCCTATCATAAGTACTCCGCAAGAATTGTATCACAAGCTTTATCGACAGTAGACCTCCATTCAGTTACAAGGGATTCAAAGAAAGGGTGAATTGTTGTATTGTCTTCTTTAAACGCTACAACAGGAATCTTTAATACATAAGCAGCATAGAATACTTCCATAGCTGTACCGTGTTTAGGAACAGTTGGATTATTTAAGTTTGCTAAGATTAAGTCAGACTCACGGATATCACGAAGATCAAGCTCAAATATACGTTTCATATACTTAGGTTGAAATGCATGAATACGTCTGCATGGGTTAAGTATGTTTGAAGAGTGAGCTAACAGGTGGGTCGCTGTTGATCGCCAACCTTTAGCTTCTTCAGTAGATACGTGTTCCATTGGACCCGCAAGGTAGATTGTTCTACGATTCATTTAGTTACTGTCTCCAAGTATAAACCTACATTACCGATAGCATAACCTAAGAATGCAATGCTTAGACCTAGACTTCCTTTAAGGAATAGATCAATACATACACCTAGATAGACTATGCCGATGATTGCTATTAGTGTTGAACTCATAGTTCCTCGATTATTTTAAGTACATTAGCAGTAAACCAGAGACCGCCTTGAGACTCAGGTCTTTGGTGACGTACAAGATCATTGATTTTTACTTTACACCATACACGACCTGTTTTAGATAGGTGTGGTGCAATAGGTTCAGCACATGCATGCCATCCTGGACGATGCGCATAACCTTTGGTCTTATGATCTTCAGCGAAGTACCATACATCTTTTTCTAGTCGTTGTTTACGATTGATAAAGAGTGGTCCGTAGGTATTGTCTGTACGTTTCCTGAAAAGTTTGTATGCTATCATTATCAGTTACCTCATTAATTTCAGACCATGCGGCAAAATGGTATATGTCGCCTGTGTTATCAGAACAGTGTGAGTACATACCATCTATGTTACCTAGCTTATAGGTTTTATTAAGATTAGGATGTCTTGCTTCAGGTGGTATCATTGTATCACCGATTAAGGTGAAGTAAGATCCTCGGGGTAGGTCGTAGAGTTTCATATATCAAAGTTCACATCAACAAGTTCCATTTCACCCGGATCATAGCCGATTTCTTCATACACTTTTGATTGGGCTTCTTCTTCATCAATAGCGCATACCCACACTGTTGATGTACGACTAATTTGAAAGCAATACTCATTCATGATTCAACCTCAATGATGTTAGGGTTTTTAACACGTTTAGCACAGGCTAATGCTCGGTTCATAGCGTTGTTACCAATGAATACATCTACATGTTGCCACTTACCAAGCATCCACCATTCAGTGTATTCAACCCACCAGTGATCTTCACGATGATCTTCTCTGATACGAACTCTCATTCTTCACCTTTCTTGTATGGACGATAGATATACAGAGAACATTGTTTAGCAGTACAGTTGGTTATGTCTGATCGAATACCTCCTACACAGTCATTACAAAAGTTTTTGATTGCTTGCATGGGTGAAGTACGCTTTTGAGCTTTCTTTAACTCTTGTTCTTCATTCCATGCTTCAAGGAACTTACCACCTTTCTTTACAGCATAAGCTTTTTCTTTACGCCACTGTTCAAGAGCTGCTTTGCCCTTGGCTAGTACTTCCGGATTCATTGAGCGTTTCTTTTTGACGTTGTTCATCATTAAATCTCATGTTCATTGTTGTACATACTTTAGCTGCTTCATTTGGGAATAGATAGCATATGGCGTCTTCAAGTTTGATATCACGACCTGCTACACAATAGTAGGCTCGATCATAACCTTGCTTTACGAAGACAAAGTAGCCGTTAGACTCTGGTTGGTTCACGATACAGTTACCTCGAATGTTATGTTTTCTTTGATTGCTTCTTCAACAAGGTCTGCTATAACACTTCTATCAAGGTTAGAACTGATGCGATCTTCCCAATCGATTTCATGATCATAGTCAGTGATATCAAACACATCTTCCATGTATTGATCTAGAGCAGTACTGATACGATCATTGACGATTTCTTCAACACGTACTGCAAGGACATCATCAAGGTACTTGTCTACAAGAGAACTGATAGACATGTTTTTACTTGGGTGATATACATCATCAATAACTTTTGCAAGTGTATTGATAAGGCATCTTACAGCTACATTAATACCTTGTTGATCACTACTGGACATAGTAGAAATCATACTGTTTAGGTATGAGAATGATTCATCAAGGTTATTATGTGTAGCGAAGAGACCACTACGATATTCACTTAAGGGATTTTGCATGTTAGTCTTTCAGAGTGAGGAATTTACTTCAACGAATTGAGATACGATATCACGTAGTACATCTGGATGGATAACATCAATGATATCAGTATCTTTGTGCTTAACTTCAGTAACATAGATTTCATCTGCATAGTCTGGTTCATAGCCTCCTTTTTCATCACGGATTTGACATAAACTACCTTTCTCAGCTTCAATAGTGCATTCAAAGTCTGCATTATCAGTATAATACCAGTGGTGATATTTCATTTCATTACCTGTAGAATTGAACGGATTGTGGTTAGTTCTTTACGAAGTTTACGTTTGTAATCCTTGTAGTGGTTAAGGTTTTTGAATGCTCTTGCACTTTCTGGTTTGTCTTTGTTAGAACAATTCCAGTGCATTGTTATCATATCATTACAGAAGGCTAGATCAGCCTCACGTTCATGAAGAAGATGCTTCATTGTTGAACGGATCAGGTGTCGATGTCGTTCTGGTAGAAGAAGTAAAGTATCTGTCATGTGTTAATTCCTCAAAGATTTCCCATAGTTGATTAAACTTAACTTCATAGTATTTGGCAAGTATTTGTTGATCCATTTTACCATACTTTAGATCTTCGCATACTTGCCAACACTCTAAGATAGATTGCTCTAAATTAAAGCCATCAGGTTTCATAGACGATGCCCGTTGAGTGCTGCAAGTGATTTAAGGAACAAGTCTTCTTCAACTTTAGGTGATTGGTATTCATCTTCAATTAATGTGAATAAACCTTTTGAGAATGGTGCGTAGATAGAATTTACAGAATGTTTATCTACGAAGTAAATGTAGTCAGTTTCTTTTGAGTAGTATACACCTTCACCTTGTTCCCAATTTTCGGGTGTGTAGTAGTCTTTAGGTGTTTTTTCAACAAGACTAACTTCAAATTGAATTTTTGATTTCCAGAATTCATTTAGTTTTAGCATGTTATTTCCTTTAGATTGAGTTGATTAAGTCGAGAGCTTCTTGTGCTTCATCACACAGGTAGAGTTTATCCATTAATTCTTGTTGGATATTCTCATATTTAACACGGATTTCATCACGGATACGAACGTTTTCTTCATACTCCTTATCAAAGTTAACAGGGAAAATGATAACATCACCGATACTACGTACACCCCATGAGTTTACGAATTCAGTTTCGGGAACAAGTTGAACACCTGCATTAGTCAGCAGTTTATAGATTTCTTTCATATCAGACTTTTTAGATGAGATAAATGCAGGCATTTCTTTACCTGATTTTTCACGGATTTTATCAGAGAGACGACTTACAGCATAGTCACGTTGTGTTTTATTGAGTTTCATTTTATATCTTTCAAGTTGTTAAGTGTTAAGTTCTTTAAGTCTAGTTTCTGCCCATTGTACACCAGCGAAGAAAGCTTCAGTTTGGTGTCTGATATCTGGTTTGGTTGTTTGATCAAGACCAATCCATGTACGCCTGATTACTTCAACAGTATCATACCCATCACGGTTGTCATAACAAGCACAACCTCTTTCAAAACATGATTTATCAATTAGTGTCATAATAGTATAAAATAAAAATCCCTCATGACAGACTCGTTAGAGACTATCACAAGGGATTAGTTTATTTAGAACATTGCTTCTTCAGATTGATCTGTATCAACTGAAGCACCTTCAACATCAAAGTCAACAAAGTTTTCAGATTTACGTTCATAGCGAACAAGATCAGTAACTTGAACAGCTACTAACATGGTAGAGATACCAGACTTACTAACTTTACCGTTAGGAAGTTTGATCTCATAAGGTGAGCAATATACCATGACATTACCGATAGAACCATTACCGATTAATGTTGGATTAAGTTCTTTCTTACCAGAGTCAACAACCCTTACTTTGGCGGCATCAGTACCATCTTTCTTAAAAGCTTTCTTCTTAAGATTAACAGAGATTTTACCGCCTTCAATAGGCTTAACTTTACCGAATTGAGAGAACTCTTTCTCACGTTTCTTGTCACCTTGGATTTGTAACTCATACTGATCAACACCGAAAGGTGATACAGGTTTATCTAACTTAGCCCAGAATAAGGCTACATCTTTGATGATGATGTTAGGTGTGTTTGTTGCTTGTGTCATGATATTTTCCTATGGATTTAAGTTTCAAGTATACTTCTCGCTAGTCGGTTCCTAATAGATATTATATTATTATTAACAAACAAGGAGAATGGAATGTCATCAGGTGGTAAAACCCGTAACATTAACTCTCTTGCTAACCTAAAGCTAATTACTTCAGAGACAGCTCGAGAGAATCAGAAGAAAGCTACTCAGTCAAGAATGTTGAATAAGCAGATCAGAGAAGAATTTAAGTTGAATGCTAAGAACTTTCAAGAAGTAATGAAAGACTTACCTCAACTATCTTCGCTTGATGTTTTGAGAATGGCTATGCATCAAGCACTTCAACAGGATAACTTTGAAGATGCTGCTAGGTATGCTAACATGGTAGCAGAGTATGAACAACCTAAACTACAGAGGATTGATCAGACTACTACTACACGTACAGCAGACCTCTCAGATGAAGATCTTAAGAGAATTATCGCTGAAGAAGGTCTTTAAGAGAATGTCATTAAGAGAATGTCTTTAAGGTAATACCTTATTGATGTTCTCTTTTTTATTACTCTTTAATAATATACTTTATTAATATATATTATTAACTATCATAGGGACTGTTCTCTAATAGGTTCCAGCTAAATAAGTTCATGATTCCATTGGGTTTTTTTCCTTTAGTGCATAAAATACTTCAACAACGTACGGTTTTTCAAGTGCGTAGAAGGTTAGTGATGAGATGTCAACACATTCATCCATAGATTCTTTGTATCTTTCAATACAGTCAGCTACAGTTTCACCGAACTCTGTACAGAATTGTTCATCGACTAATACCCAATTAGGTGTTTTCATTTATCTAATCTCACTTTTTTGACCCACAATAGTTTGCCTTTAAGGAAAGCCTTTTGGATACCTGTTGTATCATCAAAGACTACGGATATTTCAGACTTTACCTTTGATTTGATTCTCAGGATAAGGTCGTCATATATTTCTTTTGCATTTGACATGGAAATTATACTCCTTTTACGATTCATCTTTAAGTATTGAACCTCTCTTGATTTTACTAACAAGGACGTCATATAGTTTATGCATCACAGAGCCAAAAATCAGGTTATCTGATAGTCTGGCTAGCTCATGGTAGTCAAGCTTGCCTAAGCCGTTTAAAAGGGTTAATGCGTCTTCTTCAGACATTACTATGGTGTAGTTAACTTGGGTTTCTTTGGAGATTTGCATGTTAGTCTTCTAGGTAGTATCCGATTGTTTCAATGAATTTTACTAGTTCATCATATTGGTTGTATCCTTGGTAGGTTAGTGCTTTGGCGATTACTTCAGAGTTCATGAAGATAGAAGCTAACATGTTATGTTCTTCGAGATTACTTACGCTGATTCGTAGAGTGTATGGTTGGAATATTATAGGATAATCTGAGCATTTAGAGACTTCCATATTAGTATTGATCCTCTGCTTCAAGTGCGTCATAGATAGACATACATATGTACGTCATACGTTTATGTACGTCTGGGTTGGTTGTATGGGTGACGTCTGCTAGGTTGGTGTAGAACGAGAATAAGGACATCATATCGTAGAATTCTTCTTGGGTGTCTATTGACATGGTTAATTCGAATGGTTGGAAGGCTATTGGCTTGTTTCTTCTGGTTATGGTCTTCATGTTATACCTCTTTAACGATTGATAAGGTTGGTTCTTCACAGTTGGTGCAGATGAATTCTGCAGTCTTGATACCATAAGGGTTATGGGTTATCTTCAGTATCTTAACGTCTACTGAGTTGTACTCAAGACAACAGTTTTCACAGTGGACAAAGTATAATGTTTTATACATTTTAGACTCCTTGTTTAAATTATTACTGGTCAGTAAATATTATTACTGTGCAGTAGCTTTTTAGACTGTGTGTTCAGCTTTTTACCACACAGAAATCCTTTAAGAATCTTCTCAGGTCTCGCCTTTTTCACAGCGAAATGTCCTGAGAGAATGTCTTTAAGGTACGTTTTACAGTGAATTGTAGAACTTTTTAACCTGTGCTTCTACTTCTTGTTCCATTTCCCTCTCCTTATCGATATCCCTGTGCCACTTTTCCTCCTGTTTTAAGTAATCTCTGTGTTTTGTGATCTGATACCATATACCTCTCTCTGTTTTTGTCATAGAAGGGAGTTCTTCCATGATGTCTGTGAGTGCATTTAGCTCTTCTCCTGAGAGATCTAGGTAGTATCTACCATAGGCTTGTCTTAGGTATGCCATTTTAGTATCCTTCCACTATTTGATCATAGATTGCTGTGTATTCTATGATGATGCCATTGAGTTCTACCTCATTTACCATGTTTTCTAGTACACTTTTGTTGTCTGACACAGCATACAGCAGTGTTTCCCCTGTTGTGTCTGGTGACATGACCACTTTACAGCCAAACTCGTGTACTGACTCAATGACTTCTGCTGTTGTACACCCAAAGTCTCTTGCCTTGAGTGGGTTTAAGAGTAAATAACGTGTTTTCATTGTGATTTCCTTAAGCTTCTACGATTTCATTGAACCAGTTAGCTGAAGACCAGCCAGAGGTTACACCGAACTTCACTTGTTTGCCAATTAAGCTACGAGCAATCTTATATTGCTTACGAGCATGTTCAACATCACGAGTAATAGACAGTTTACGAACAATATCGTTACTATCTACTGCATACAGGTATCTATTAGACGAGTCTGTGTAGACTGCCATAAGAACTGATGACTCCATTGTGAATGAAGCTGTTGTTGTGTCGCCTTTAGTGGCATAACCGAATGTTAAGGTAGTCATATTATTCCTTTGGTAATGACTGTTAATGAAAGCTTGGTACTTACCCCAAGTGGTCTCTCCGTAAACCCGAGAAGGGTAGTGATTAGATATGAACGATGTGAACTGTTACGTCATCTGACTTATACTTGAGTAAGTCTTTAGCTGACAGTACTCTATCGATAAGTTTGTTTGTCTTGTTGCAATATACTAAGTACATATTAAACCTCTGATGTTGCTTCGTTGATTTCAATAATAAGAATAGCGAACTGGATACCTGCTACTACACTTGCTACGATAAGACCTATAACATGGAACCATCCATACATAGCCTCGTATTGTATTGCATCGACACACCACACCATTAGATGTGACCACAATAGTATAAGAACAATGTGCATTAACTTAGTCATATTAATCTCCTTGAGCTATGACAAACAGAGCAAGATCGCTCTCACATACCCGTAGGCATGTGGCAGAGATCTAAACCTTAGATAGAAGAAACAATAGCCCAGACTAATGTTCCAATAAATGTAAACAAAGCAAGGTACAACGGGAACAAGGGAGCACCTAACAAAGCAGCAGCACAACAGGTTAATAAACCAAGGCAAGAGAACAATACAAGAAAACCAGCAACAACAGAAGGCATGACAGCTCCAAGCAGCGCAGACAGAGGAAGCTGAGACGGGCAGCGCAACGCACCGAAACAACAGAGAGAAACAAGGGGGTACCCAAAGCTAAACAGGGTACACATAAATAAACATTGATTCTTTTAAACACACACAAAGACATCTACCCACGACATTCCCCAGCGACACCCTCTATAAAGGTAGGGGTACCCCAAAGACGTATACAAAAGATTACATTTCAAAAATTATTGGAATTTTTTTTATAAACAAAACAACTAGTTAGTCGGTACATAATAGAGAAACATTTTTATTACATAAGGAGATAGCTTAGCTATCGCTAATCTATAGGTATATGACAACACAAAACAATTCTGATAAGCTAGAGGCTCTGAGGGAATTAAAGAAGCGTGAAAAATTAAACGCTTACAAAGGCGACTTTGAATTATTCGCCAAAGAACAATTAAAAATCTTACCCAAGGACTCCTCTAAGGGATTCCAATCTTTTGAGTTTAATGAAGCTCAAAGGATTGTTAATGAAGCTCTTGAAAAACAACTCAAGGAAACAGGGAGAGTCAGAGCTATTATATTAAAAGCTCGACAGATGGGTTTAAGTACATACACGACAGGTAGGGTATTCTGGAAGAGTTACTTTAATGCTTACAACAAGTCAGTAGTTATGGCGCATGATGCGGCTACTAGTGATGCATTATTTGGTATGTCCAGGAATATTATTTATAACATGGCTGATACATTCAGACCCATGTTAAAGAAGTCAAATGCAAAAGAGATTATGTTTGAGCATAATGATTCAGGGTACAGGCTGTATACAGCTGGTGCTCCTGAGGCTGGTAGGGGAACGACTCCTACTATTGCTCACTTATCCGAGGTAGCCTTTTGGGGACATGATGAAAAGATTCTGGCAGGATTATTCCAAGGAATATCCCAGTCTGAAGGAACTGAAGTTATTCTTGAGAGTACTGCTAATGGTGTGGGGAACTCATTTCACAGGTTATGGCAGGGAGCTGTAAAAGGTGAGAATGACTATATCGCTATTTTTGTTCCATGGTACCTGATGACAGAGTACGTCAGGAAAGCCCCTGAAGGATTTGAGAGAACAACAGAAGAAGAGATATTAGTTACTAGGTATAGTCTTAGTGATGATCAGTTATACTGGAGAAGGTTAAAGATTGCAGAGGGTGGTGAGAATAAGTTTCGACAAGAATACCCTGCGACACCTGAGGAAGCATTTATTGTTTCTGGTTCTAATGTATTTAACATTGAGAAGCTAAGTAAATTAATTCCTCAACCAATATTAGCCAAGAGAGAGTTTAACTTTGAATCCTCTATGATGGAGGATTTAAGAGATGGGTCTATCGAGATATTTAAGTATCCTACTTTTGAAGATGCCTTTGCTATCGGTGCTGACGTTGCTCTGGGTGTTGGCAAGGATTATTCTACAGCAGTGGTCATTAATGCCAAGAGGGAAGTGTGCGCAGTTTATCGCAGTAACACGATTGATCCTAGTCAGTTTGGTGATTTATTATTTTATCTAGGTAGGTACTATAATAATGCTTTGTTAGCAGTGGAGTCTAACTCTATGGGTATAGCAACATTAAACAGGTTAACTCAAATGGGTTACCTAAATATGTACTATCAGACAAAGATGGCGAATGTATCCAAGGAAGAGGGAACAAGGATTGGCTGGAGAACTACCTCAGCCTCTAAACCAGCTATCATTGGATTCCTGAAAAATGCTATTGAACAGGAAGATATTTGGATACCTTCTAGGGTTATCATTGGTGAACTTATGAATTATGTAGCAGACGAGTCTGGAAAGACAAATGCTATCATAGGTCAGAATGATGATACAGTTATTGCCTTGGCTATTGCTCTTGAAGTTATCAGGACACACGGAGACAAGTTAACAAACACAACAGTACCTTTCTCACAACGTATGGGTAACTTTCAGCAAATAGAAACAACATGGATATGAGGTAACATTATGGCTAAACAAGGATTATATGACAATATCCATGCTAAACGGGAACGTATAGCTAAAGGTTCTGGAGAGAAGATGCGTAAGGTAGGTACTAAAGGTGCGCCTACTGATAAGAGCTTTAAAGAGTCTGCTAAGACTGCTAAGAAGGGGAAATAGTATGGCTGAAAAAGATTCAAGACTAGAGAGAGCTGGTGTATCAGGCTATAATAAACCTAAGAGAACACCTAATCACAAAACTAAGAGTCACGTTGTTGTAGCTAAAGTTGGTGATAAAGTTAAGACTATTCACTTTGGTGCTCAGGGTGCCACAGGTAGTCCTGATGGTTCAAAGCGTAATGAAGCTTTTAAAGCTAGACATGCAACTAATATTGCCAAAGGACCACTGTCTGCGGCATACTGGGCTAATAAGGTTAAATGGTAATATGTCACAAATGAATGTACCCTTAACAGGGAAAGAAAAAGAACAATTTAAAAGTATGATCAAGCCTAAACAAGCGGGTAAGCTTTTAAATCCACAAGAAAAAATCGGTAATAAAATCCCCAAAGATTTTAATCCTCGAAAGAGTTAGTCCTTGTGTCCTAAGAGAAGGTAACTTCTACTTTGTTGGCTACTAGCAGGGTGATTAAAAAAGTAGTAGCACCATACAAGTCTTGTTGTAGACTTTGATTGATTGAATGTATAACCAAGAAAGGTTTACAATGAGTGATACAAGTAGAGATGTCATCCGCTTTGTGGATAGATATAAAGATCCAGTAGGAGATAATGAACTCCTAGCTATGATCGAACAGGGTGTAATGAACTCTGTTGGTGACTTCTTGAATAGTTCCGACTTAGCTCGTGAACGACAGAAGGCTACCTATGAATACGGCATGATGCCGCAATTTCACCTGACTCCTCAAGGTGCTTCACAGATTGTCTCTTCAGACACTGTAGAGGCTATCGAAGGATACACAGCTATTCTTGCTGAACTTATGTTTAACAACAATAAGATCGCAAGGTTTATTCCTGCTGGAAGTTCCCCTAAGGCTTTCCATGAGGCTAAAGTAGCTTCTGACCTTGTTAACTATGGAATTTTTAAGCAGAATCCTGGTTGGGAAGTGTTGAATACATGGGTTAAATCAGCATTGCTGTGGAAGAACAGTATTGTTCGATGGGAATATATTGAAGACTTTGATTATAAATTTGAAGAGTTTGATTCTATCAGTCAAGAAAACCTTGATCTCTTGTTATCAGAAGATGACACAGAAATTATCGGAGATCTTAAATATGAACAAGAGTTAGACACCGATGAAGAAGGTAATGCTGTATACAAAATGGTATACAAGGATGTTCGCCTTAAAAAGAAAAAGAACAAGACAAGAATTTTAATTAAGAATGTACACCCAGAATGTTTCCGTATTACACGGGATGCGCACTCACTTGATGATGCGGCATTTGTGGGTATCCAGATTGATATGACTCGATCTGAAGTTAGAAAGTTTTTCCCTGACATAGCAGAGAATATTGACTGGGACGCCATTGGAGACGGTAGCTATGATTGGGCTACCAAGTACACCGAAGAGCAAGCTGCTCGTAAGCGTCTGGTTGGTGAAGAGTACTGGCTTGGGGGAAATTCACGGGAGCTATTCCCGTCAGAAGCTAATCGACAACTCACTGTTATTGAGTGTTGGTTACGAGTAGACCGTGATGGTGACGGTATTGCTGAACTAAAGCATTTTATTATTGCTGGTTCAACAATCCTCATGGAAGAAGATTGTGATATGATTCCATTGGCGACTCTTTGTCCTTTTGAAGTACCACATGAATTCTTTGGTTTGTCAGTAGCAGATATGATTCGACCCATGACACTAGCCTCAACAGCTATTATGCGTGGATTTATTGAGAATGTCTACTTAACTAACTACTCACCTAAGCTTGCTGACCCTAATGTTGTTGACTTCAGTGCTCTACAGAACATGAAGCCTAAACAGATTATTGCTACCAATGGTAACCCTAACAATGCGGTTGCCTCAATGACACCTGACACTATCAGTACAGGTACAGTACCTATTCTTGAGCTATTACAAATGCACAAGGAACAGGCTACAGGTTTGTCTAAAGCGGCTCAAGGTCTTAATGATACACTCTATGTCTCTGGCAATTCAGAAGAAAAGATGCAGAGAGCTATGTCTGCGGCACAAGTACGTATCCAGTTTATGGCACGTAGGTTTGCTGAAACAGGCTTTAAGCGTCTGTGTGAAGGTATCTACAAAACAATGCGGGATAAACTCCGTGGTCAAGAAGTTGGTTACTATGATCAGAATGACTTGTTTAAGTCTGTTGATCCTGGTACATTACCAAGTAACTTGATGCTCTATGTTGATGTTGATGTTGGTGAAAACAGTAACAGCAATATCATGAAGAAGATGAATGTAATTGGTCAACAGATTATTCCAGCACTGCAACAAGCAGGAGCTGGTGGAGCTGTTAGCCCCTCAGCAGCAGTAACTATTGCATGTAAAGCAATTGAGTCTATGGATATGGATCCTCTTGACTTCCTTGTTGACTATACAGACCCTAAGTTTATTGAACAGGCAATGCAGTCAAGAGAAGGTGAAGTAGCGGCTCAAGAAAAACAGAAACAACTTGAAGAACAAGTTAAGATGATTGACATAGCACAGAGACAAGCAACGCTTGACCTCACTAATGTACAAGCTAAAAATGCCATGCAAGATAATACCAAACAACTTATGGTTGCTTTGGATAAGAGTTATCAAGAGTGGGGTAAGCTATATATTCAGGCGGCTAAAGAAGGGGTTGAAATGCCTCCTAAGCCTGACATTAAAGAACTCCTTGCAATGGCTAAGTCTTTCATTGATGCTGACTCACATATTGATGCAAGTAAGCCTCAAGGTAGTCAAGCACCACAACCACAGGGTGGACCTGCGGCTGCTGGTGAAAACCCAATGATGTAATAATAACCCTCCCTCTTAATTGGGGGAGTCTTTCTAGAAATAATTTATGGATAAATATCGTAGTGGCTTTGAAAAGAAGATTAAGCCAAAGATGAATCATGAGACAGGTGAATACAAAGTAGAACCTTTCCGTGAAG